GAAATTGATGACCGCACACGGTACGGCGTGCATCAGGTGGAGCGCGACGAGATTGACGCGCGCGTGGCGTATCAGGTGGTGGAGAAGGTGGCCGGCCAGGACGCCGCTATCATCGCTGCTGACCTGAGCACGACCAGCAAAGCCGCGATTGAGCGCGCGCTCAAGGGACTGCCAAAAGATGGACTCGCGGCAATCGGCAAGAGCCGCGCTGACGCCATGAGGACGTTGCTGGCGCAGATTGACGAGGCTGGAGGAATGCGGAAGACCACACAGACCCGCACCGAGGAATGGTGGCTTCCGTGAGTGACCGTGGGGATAGTTGGAAGAGCGGGCCTATCGGGCGCGTGGTGGCGGAAGCTGGGCTGCGCCCGGCCCAGGTCGCGCGTGCGCTTGGCCGCGGATACGCATCGACGTGGTCGCTCCTAACCGGGCGAAAGCGCCCAAGTCTAGCCAGCATGCTGGTGCTGTGGGGCCTGCTGCGCTTGCGTGGCGTGGAAGGTGACAGAATCATGCAGGCCATGCGGGAAGCGATGGCGTGCGGCGAGGTGATCAAGTGAAACACTGGACCGATAGTTTGTACAAGTGGCAACCGTGCGCTGGCGGCCTCGCCTGGGCACGCAAGTTTCCGACGGCGCAGGCCGCGTGGGATGCGTGTGAAAGGCCAGAGTGGATGTGCTGGCTGCTGGAAAAGACCGGCGCTAATAATCGCGACCTGACGCTGCTGGCGTGCGAGTTCGCGCGACTCGCGCTGCCGTATGCGCGAGGTGACGCGGCGGAACTGGCAATCGCGACGGCGGAACAGTGGGCACACGGTGATGAGGAGGTGACGCTGGATGACGTGCGGAACGCCCGCGACGCCGCCGCCTACGCCGCCGCCAACGCCGCCGCCTACGCCGCCGCCTACGCCGCCGACGCCGCCGCCGCCGCCGCCGCCGACGCCGCCGCCTACGCCGCCGCCTGCGCCGCCGCCTACGCCGCCGCCGCCGCCGACGCCGCCGCCGACGCCGCCGCCAGGGTTGTCACGCTCCGCAAGTGCTGTGACATTATTCGCCGTTTCTACCCGGAGGTGCCGCTGTGAAAACCGTTAGTGACATTATCCGCCACTGGCTTGAGCGCCACGGCAAGGACGGGCTTTACCAGCCTGGCCTGTGCTCTTGCCCGTCGGGCGCCCTGTCCCCAGACGGGTGCCTGGCGGACGACTGCCGGCCCGGCGTGACGCAGGACGTGGACGCGCGCTGCGAGTACTGCGGTGACGGCAAGAGCGGCCCGTGCATTGGGCCTGGGAGGACGCATGTATTCGATGATGAATGACGTGAAGCCGCTTCCCCGCGGTGAGCGGTTGGCGCTGCACTTTGAAGCGCGCAAGCCATTCCCGCACCGCATGTGGCGAAAACTTCCGCGTGCTGTGTACCCGAATCCAGACTCCGTGCGTGACTTCGCTGAGCCCATGTCCATCGTCCGCGCCCGCACGCAGCGCATTCGAGGGGACGTCATGGATGCCATGTACGCGCATGTCGCGGAACTGGTGCGCGGGTGCTGTGACGAGGATGTGGTGAGCGCGGAATGGGTCCGCGTTGTCGCTATGGGACTCAAGCGCGACGTGCTGCGGGCCGTCGGCGTGGAGGTCAAGTGACACGCGCAACCTGCCGCCCGTTCACCGGGCAAGTGTTCGACGTTGACGTGTATGACTGCCCGTGCGGACACATATACGGAGTTCACGACTACTACTACGACAAACACGGGATGCAGATGAACTCATGCTCAGGGTGCTCCGGGCATCTCGCCACGCTGATGTTCGTGGACTGCCCGTGCGGTCACGGTGAGGAACACCACTTCTACAGGTGGGACAAACCGTTCTTCGTGAACGAGAACCCGAAACCAGGGTGCACCAAGTGTAAATGCAGGTTCGACCTACACACGACGAACACGCGCATGGGATACGCAATCTTTGAACTTGGCTGCGGGCTTGTGACCTGGGCCAATTACGGGAGGAAGACATGATTGGCGACGAGTTGAAGTCCGTATCACAGCAGGTCAACCTGATGATTGAGCGGATGCATGTGGACTTGGACACGAAAAGGAGCGCGTGGTGCGATGCGCACGACGCAAAACACGACGCGAGCGACGAGCAGTTGCGACTAGCCTGCAAAAGGCAAGACCGCTACTGCGAGTTGATGGCGGAGAACAACCGCATCCTTGAGGACGTGGCGCACTCGCTGCGCGTCCTGAGTGGGAGGCAACGTGCCGACGGATGACAAGATGCTGTGTTCAATCACTCCATTCCTTTCCACGTTCGACGCCAAGCGCATCGAGGACCGCTACCCGGCAGACCGGGAGGTCCGCGCCCTGGTGGACGACTACAAGCGCGCCAGGGCGTACCTGAGCGGCCTGTGCGCCGCGGTGCGCGTGACCGAGAAGCGTGTCCCGCGCAAGGTTCGTGAACTCGTCAACGCCTGCCCCGAGGGCCAGGCCGAGGGGAAATTGTGACAGCAATCTTGGCGGTACATCCAACCGGCATTGGGGTCACGGCTGCTCTTTTTTGCAGCGGAGAACTTCGTGCTGTGACATGTGCTGAAGCGCCTGGGATGGTGCTGCGCGCAGACCGCGGCGGGAGGATGGCCGGATTGGTGACGTCGTGGCTCTTGCAGTATCAGCGTCCTGACTGTGTTGTGGTGGAGTTCCCACGCAGTTATGTGCAGCAAACAATTTCAGTGCAGACAGACATGGCGTTGGCAGCTTTCATGCTTGGGTGTGTGACGCAGGCGGTTGGCGTGAGCCGCGTTGTGTTCGTCGCGCCATGGGCCTGGAGGCGCGAGTTATCTGACCTCGCCACGCGCGACCTCGTCACGGGGTTGCTTGGCCCAGGAGAGATTGAGGCGTACCGGAACGCCACGCAGCGTACGCCAGGAGCGGTGCATTTTGAATTGCTGGCAGCAATAGGTGTTGGCTTGTACTTTGGCGGGAGGATCAAAGCATGACGACGCTGACCGTGTTTCCCGTTGACGCAGACCATGAAGAACGCCACCCGCGCAGACGGTCAAACGTCTGGCACATTGACGGAGATGGCGTCGGACGCAGTGCATGTGGCGAGCACCGTGGAATGACGCGCCCGGCGCGGGATTTCCTGCGACCAGGAAAATTGTTCCGCGGTTGCTTCAGGTGCGTGACTTGCTTTTACATGGTACACTGTGGCGTGCGCGCGGTGACGCGGAGGTGACTGATGCATGACGGTTTCAGATACACATATGGCGGGCGCGACAGGCGCGCACGGCATGGCCAGCCACCGCCTACGCCATGGAAAATGCTGGCAGCGTGGTGGCTCAGTATTGCGGTACTTGCTCTGGTGACCGCTCCTTTGGTGTGGGTGCTTGTGTGCGCGCTAGGTGCTTTGGCTGAAAGGCCATAAGATCCGCGCACTTACAGCCAGAAAAAAAAAGACTTGCGCCCGTGGCCGGACGCGCCGACACTATCTCTGCCAGCGATAGACGCTGGCAGACACCGTCCCCCGGATTCCCTGGGGGCGGAATTGAAGCGCCCCCTGAGAGGGCACGTGGAGGGTTGTATGCACACCATACACTACAAGGACGGCGCGCAGGACGTGGTTGGTCGGCTCCCTGATTCAAATGAAATCCTCGCGCGCAATGATCGCGGCAAGTATCTTCGCGCAATCTTGAAGGGCGCGCGCGCGCGCGCGCAAAACGGGTCATGGCACAGGTGGTCCGGGCGCGATTGGGTGGCCGAATGAACCGCGGCCAGCACGCCCATTATTCGGCTGGCCTAGCGGCCTGCCTCCAGGCCGCGCTCGCGCGAGGTGAGTGGCGCGAGGCCGAGCGTCTCGCTGTACTCCTGGCCAGCGCGGAGCATCGCGCCGGACACTATCTGGCGCGCGACCAAGCCGGTACGCTGGCCGCGGTCTGCCGCCAGCGCGCCGAGGCCGCCGAGGCCATGGACCGCATGTAGTCGCTACCGCCCGGCCACCCTCGCCGGGCGGTAGACCACGCGCCCCTGCGCGTCATTTTCGGCCACCAAAAACTGCCGGCGCAGCGGGACGCGGTCCTGCCAGGAGGCGTGGACCCATCCGCTGTCCGGAAACCCTTGCACATAAAACTCAAGGATGACCTGATCGAACTCACAGTTCGATGCAACCCATTGCGCCAGCGCGGCGTTGTCCACGCCGGACACCTCAAAATCAACCGCCTCGCCTAGTTGGTGCTGGCTGGCCGCCGACCCATGCACCGCGCGGTTGACCGCGGGTGAGCGGTAGCCGCTCACCACTTGCACTGGCAAGCCAAACGCCGCGCGCACCGGCTCCAGGATGTGCGCGCACACCTGCCGCAGCGCGTCCACTGTGGCCTGGGTCGGTGTATTGTCCAGGCCCATGCGCGCAGCGGTTTGGCTGCGCGTGAGTTCATGCAGGGTGAAGTGCTCTGTAAGTCTCATGCTCATGCAACAATCTTGAGCAGGTTGACCAACAGTGGGGCCACGCGCCCAAGCACAACCGTGCCCATGAAAGCTTCAAGTTGCTCAATCGGCGGCGTGAACGGCCCGATGGTTGCGACCTTCACCGGGGCCGCATTGGCCGCATGAATGATTGGCAGCTTGGCGAACACCTCAACCGTCAAGTCCACCTTGCCATCCGGTGTGCGATCACCGACGGTGATGCGAAGTTGCGCCTTGTCGTTCTGCTTGAACTCGTCAGCCACGGTAGCCTCCTATTTAAGTGCAGAAACAAGCAGGCTTTCCAACTTGTCTGTGCGTTCGTTGAGAATGTCCGCCATCACATCACTTGCCTTGCACGTCCTCATTTTGTGTTGCAACTCAAGTGCGTGCTGCACCTGCTCCTGGGTGACGTAACCCAAGCGCACCAGCACCTCACCAAGGCGCGAGTGTGGATGTTGCGCCACCTGTCGTTTGATGGCGTCTGAAAGCTGCTGCTCTGTCAGAATACCAAGGCGCAACAACACGCTGCCAATGTCCGACGTCGCACGCATCTTGAGCGTGGCGCTGCCTGCGCGGAATGGCCACATCAGGGACCTCCGTTTTCAGAAGGTGGCGGGATGGCGCGCGTCGTCGGTGGTGTGTCATTGCGGCGCAGCGCCATGCGCTCAATGGCGTTTAGGATTAGGTTCTGCTTGTCCAGTAGGTCAAACACCTTGGCGTCCTTGGCCTTCAACTCCCCCCACATGCGTACGATTGCAACGCCAAACACGACGGAAAGACCCCACCCGCCGGAGTCCCGCAAGAACGCAAGCCAAGTGGAGAAGTCACCCATGACGCACCATCATGCCTGCTGTGACCGCATGAATGCAAGCAGGTCACCAGGGGATGTGTCTTCAGCCACAAGCTTGTCAGCGCCCGCGAGGCCCGCGGCCTGGAGCGCAAGCACGATGGCCTCAGAGCAGAATAGCGAGCGCTTCTTTTGTGTCGGGTTCTTGACCTTCATTCCGACACGTCGCAGCGCCATCACCCAGGACATGCCGGCCAGACCAGCGAAGTCATATCCTTTTCCAAGCCACAGACCGATGACCTCCAGGCCGCGGTCAATGCTTGTGCGTGGCATGATAATTTCAACGATCCTGTTGCGCTTGCTGAATACGTCAAACGGCACAAGGCGGAACCCGGATTCATGCGCTTCAAGCACCATGTCAATCTTCATGTCCAGGTCATAGTACAGCAACCAGCAGTGAGACACCGTGGCCCGCGTGAACCAACGAATCAACGCAGACAATGGATGGCTTGTGGTTGAGAACCCAACGCGCGTCTTGGCAGGTTCCATGTTTTTACACCGTGACCCAGCGGGCCGTTGTGAGCAGCCACGCCAACGTCAAACCGGCATGGCCGCTGTTGTGACAGGTGACCCTCAGCTTCCACTGAGGCCAAAAGAACTTTGGTTTGATGGCGGGGATGACAAGGTTGGTGTTGTGGTCGCCAACAAGTTGCAACTTGTTGACAAAGCGCGCCAAGAGAATCTGCGCGGCCACAAGGTTGACTGTGCCTTGTCCTAGTGTTGCTGCTGGCGTGAACGTCCCGGCTCCAACCCACGGGTCTGAATAGTCCCAATATCCGCTTTTGACTCCATCCTCGTTTACTGCGGGAATCGGGACCGCCGTGGAGAGATTGACGTCATATGCTCCGTTTCCGGCGGCGGGAATGATGACTCCGCTCACCACGTTGCAGTTTCCGGTTCCACCACCGTTTGGCGTAACGGAAGTGGCAGGCGCGTATCCTTCCATGCTGGCGTAGTCTCCTGATTGTCCGCCCTTCCAGGTGATGCTTCCGCCAGCCATGGACACCACGTCTTTGAACTGCCATTCAACCGACGTATCACCGAGTGCATCAGATTGAATCAGGAAGTGATTTCCGTTTCCGCGTCCAAGCGTTGCGTCATCTCCTGCGCCAGCAAGATACAGCGTTACGCCTTGCGGGAAGATATTGGGGATGACGAACATCTTTCCATCAGATGCAGTCGGCGTGTCAATCTTGATCGAATCGCGCTGCGGTACAGGCATCAACGTCACTGATGCCTGCGCTCCAAGCGCTGCTCCAGTGGTGACGTATCCGAATGTGCCACCAGGAATCGCGCGCCCCTGGCCATCTGACGTGATGCGGTCACCGGCCACCAGCGTGGCGCCGGCAATGGCCACGGCGGTTCCTGAGTGCGTGACGCATCCTGTGCCGTCACCGTATACATTCGTCAGGATTCCGACCTCAGACCCAGGAGCCACGGCAAGGCCAACCTGATTGTCTCCTGTGAATCGCACAAGCCGACCAATCTTGCCAGCGTCAAGACTGGCGTCAATCGTGTAGTCATGCGCGTATGTGATCACTGGGCCACCTCATGTTTGACATTGAAACGGATTAGGTCTCCAGCAACGCTTCCTAACACATTCTGCGCTGCCAATGTGCGGTTGAACTCCAGGTGTATGGTGTCGCCGCGCTGTAGCGAGAATCGGCCAGAGAGATTAAACAGATTTGCCCTGGCTCCCACCACGTTTGCATTGTTGAAGTTGGCAACCCGGATCAACTCAACAGCGTTTGTCTGATATAAGATTTTCCCAGTGGCGTTGGTGTAGTTGGCGTTATAGGTGGCGTTCTTGATGAGGCGAGCGCATGAGTACTGCGTGCTGTTGCTGCTGCTGTTCACGCAGACAATGGCGTTGACGCGATAGACTCCGTCCTCGCGCACATAGAAGCCGTCTCCCTTATTGCTGCCAATTGACTCACCAGTGAGATAGACAGTTGACGCTCCGAACGGGCTTGCGCCGACTCCAGTGTAGAAGAAACAGTTTCCGTAATCATAGCGCCCAAGAGATGCTACCGACGGGAAAGCGGTTGCTGTATTTCTCACCGGATACCAGCCAAGTGTTGCACCAGGGAGCGTGTACGGGTTGATGGTGAAGGTGCAAAGTTCGCGAGCAGTGCGGTAGAACCCGACGTCATCAAGAATCAACGGGACGAACACCCCGGCCAAAGACCCGCGCAAGACGAGCCGCGCATAGCGTGCGAGCCCACCACTTGGAGGACGCACGCCATCGGCCCGCGACAAGAACCACGTACCAGAAGTAGCAGGAACAGTCTGGAACCCAGGCAGTTGGTTGAGCCCAGACTCAAGCGTTGACGTGCCAATGATCGTGACTTTGTCCGAGGCCAGGAACTCAACATCAACGCGCACGTTATACGTTCCTGCCACAGTGCGTTGCCAGAGAAGCTGCACGCTGTATGGCGTGCAGAAATCACCATCAATCGGAATCAGGTCAGAGACAACCTGCGCCGTCACCGTGTTGAGGCGAAGTGCCTTATTGCCAGACTGCTGCGTCACAGTCTCTACGTTGGCATCTGTCAGCCATGTCCCCGCGCGCATAGACCACGCATCAGGCACGTTGCGCTGTCCATTGGTGAACGCTTGGAAGTTTCCATTCCGAACGCCAATGAACTTCCCCCCACTGAGGTATGCGGTGCGGTCAAGGATGTTCCGCATCACCGTGAGCAGCGTTCCCTGCGTCAGGTCACCCAGGGCGTCCACCGGGCTGATGACGCCGGGCACCTTATCCCCGCGGGCCTCCAGGCGCAGCCACCTCTTGAATCCAATGGCCGGCTTCCCACGCAACGTCACCTGGGTGACCGCCTGCTCTGCATAGCGGTGGACGATAGACCGCACCGCAAGCCGTTGCGGAGCGGTGAACAACTGCGGGTTTGGCGTGAATAGGATTGCGTCATTCAACTCAAGCTCAGGCATGAGCGGCAACGTCACGCTCTTGTCCAGTGCCGCTTCCTCCAGGTCACGCAGCGCGGCGTAGGCCATGTCAAACGCCTCGCCAATGGTGTCAATCTGGGACGATGACCCCTCCGCTATTTCCATGAACAGACGGCGTCCAACCGCGGCGATGCCTGCCGTTGACTCAATCTCTATGTAAGCCGTCATGCGCTGGCTTTCGCCATCAATGTTGTTCCACCCCTGGCGCGCGACGTACCCTCCCGGCAAAGGCGGGATGGCTGGGAGCGTTGTCTCTGACGACGGGTACACCACGCGCACCACGTTCCTGATTCCAAACAGTGACCGCGCGAGACTATCCACTGACAGCAAGTCATCCGGTGTCACAATCGCATCTGCATCAACGCGCGCACGGTCAGGCTCATAGAATGTCAAGCGCCACGTTTTCTGGTCAGGGTTCGCGTCCCACTTGTAACGGCACTCCCACCCTATCTGGCCAGCCAATGTCCGCAGTGACGCCAGCACAGGCTCGCGCCGCTGCTTCCACTTCCGCACCGCCCACGACGGTGTCACTGGCGTGTAGAGCGTGATTGGCGCGTAAGCTCCGGTGCGCGCAACAAGGCCCGCAACCGAGTTGTTGCCAGCGTTGTTGTCGTTGTCGTTGAGAATCCATTGCATCTCGCCTTCAACGGCAACCGGAGGATCGTCACCATAGATGACAGTTTCCTCGACGAACGTGTCCACCAGCACGCCGCCACCGTCGCGGCAGTCAAGCACGATGGCCTCGTTGCTGCCCTCGCTCAAGTTGTCAATCGTCCCGCTGAATACCGATTGCATGTCGGTGGTGAGCGCACGGATTCCAAGCGGAACACGCGCTGACGCGACGTCAATGCGCCTGCCGGTGTCAATCAACGGAGCGTAGCTCACTGGATTGAGCGGGTCCGTCAGGTTGGCCTTGGCGTCCGTCTTGAGCGTGGCCAGCGACACGTTGGCCACCTCGCGCGCAAGCTGCACGCGCGCCGTCACGCACGCTTGGTCCTCCTCATCGGTGGTCTCCACGCTATCCACCATGTCGATGCCACCGACGTCATGCACGTCACGCATGACACCGTTGACGTCAGCCACCTGGACACCAATGTCCAGGCGCGTGAAAAAATCAGACGCCAGGAACCGGCGCGCATCACGTTGGATGGCGTCGTCAGTCAGCACCTCCTGCCAGACGTAGACGCCGGCCAAGTCAAGAGCCGGTATGTTGGTGGGAACGCCCGCTGACAGTTCATGTCCCAGACGCCAGATTGCCGACGTCCCGTTGCTGGCGTTTGGCACAAGCGTCTGCGTGTGGATCTTCACGCCATTGATGAAGCACTCAAGCGTGCAGGTGCCTCCTGGCCCAGGCCCGGTGACGACGCTCTTGCGCCACACCACATAGGTCCACTGGTAGCGAGTGAAGGCGTATCCGCTCACCACGGTGAGCACGTCGGTGCCAGCGCCATTCTCCCAAAACATCGCAGGCACAAGCGTAGGTGACAGAGCCATCAGGCCCAGGTAGTTCTGCGGGTCTGCCGGCGCGTCCCCCACGGTGCCGATACAGCCGGCAATCGGGAAGTACGATGCTGGCGGACTGTTGACGCGCACCATGGCTCCCATGGTCCACGCGCCAAGCATGGCCGAAGTGCTTTCTGCGTCTGCCGCTGCTTCCGCCATTCCTCCAAGCAGCGCGCCGCGGAAGCGCCGGCCATTCCCAGTTGGCGTCATCACGCTGGGGACTGCACCGCCGGCACCGACGATGGACGCCGTGATCCCACGCGCACGGTCAACCGTGGCGGGAGTGGTGTCTCCAAAGGTCCAGTGCCGCAGTGACGACGGGCGCGCCAGCGGATGGCAGGCCCGGCCATTGTCTACGAGCCTCATTTGAACACCCCACCAATGCCGGCGGCATAGATCGCTTGATGCTCTGCAAACGTCAACGCGCGCGGCCAGATTCCCACGCACAGCAAGTCACCGCTCCACCTGTTTGCGCCAGCAACGTCAACGCCTATCCTGTTGAGCGTACCAACTTCCGGCGTCAAGAACGTGGACGCGAACGCAACCGCGGCGGATGTTGACTGCCCGTCCTTGAAGATGGACAGGGAATCACCTGCGACATTCACGACGCACCCGACGCATGACCACTGCGTGGTGGACAGCATGGTCAACGCAGACACATGCGATTGCAGAGCATCGGCAACAGCGCCGCGGGCGTCAACAAACAATGCGCCGCCAGCGTTGACGCCAAACATGATGCGCGTGGACGCTCCAGTTGTCGTCAGGTTGAGGATGGTATCAGCGGTCCCAAGCGAAGACCTGCGGACCCATGCCATCACTGTGACCGCCTTGGAGTCAGCAAGCGCCACTACAATCTCCTGCGGTAACTCCACGGTCCCTGACAGGGAGAAGCCAAGAGCCGCGGTACCGGGCGCGCCCTGTGGCCCAAGGACGAACGATCCGCCAGTGCGCGTGGCCTGGATTCCTCCGCGCGCAGGCTGGATGACCGTGCCGATATTGGCTGGCGCACCCAAGAACCATTGCCACGCAGGCGTCGGGATGATGGCCGGGCCTTCCTGGTCTGCGTATTCGTCCAGGGCCATGGTGACTTTTCGCAGGTTGTTTGACCAACCAGGTTGACCGCCGGCCTGCTGGTAGTCCTGTCCTTCCGACGACGGCACGGTGACCACGTCACGCCACGCAGTGGACGCGCCAAAGGCCACAAGCCCAGGGTGCCCTGGTCGGAATGCCTGCACGCCTGGAGGACGCGCGCCCACCAAGCCGCTTTGCCAGTGCTCCGCGACCTCGTCAGCGGTCAAAGCCACGGAGTGCAAGCGCATCTCATCAACCGCACCAGGGAACACCGCCGTCAGACTCCCGTTGTTTCCAATGGTCAGGTCGGCCAGGACGTCGCTGGACGCTGCGCTGCCTGGAAAACTGACGCGCGCGCTGCTGACGTCGCGGCCATCCAGGTAGAGAGTGGCCACGCCAGTGGACTGCGACCACGTCGCTGCGACATGCGTCCATGCACCTGCCACCAGAGCGCGCGTTGACGTCACCGCAACGGTCCCGGCTCCAGTGATGAGATTGAAAACGACCTGACCAAGCGCATTGACGTGCAGGTGCCATCCTCCTGCGTTGATATGGTGCGCGACGGACGGCGTCCCACCGACGGTGTCCAGGCGCACCCAGGTGGCCACGCTGAACTGTGACTTCCCAAACACGCCATGGTCACCGTTCCCGGCATTGAACCGTGCGCGGTCAGCAGCGGCAGAGAAGAGCATGGCCTGAGAAACAACACCGCGAATGAACGCACCAGCCTGCGAGTCGTATTGCTTGTGCCTGCGGACGTCCAATGCTGCGCCTTCAAACCGCACGTCAAACGACAATCCGCGCCCCGACTGCCAACGCCACAGTGTCTCAGCAAATGAATCAGAAACATCAATCGGAGCTACCCACAGGTTGTCATATTGCCCTGAGGTGAACGCAACCGCGCCATTGCTGACCGTCAGTTCCGTCGTTGGCGTGGCGTCAGCGCGCACGCCGTTGAGCCACTTGGCCCCGTCAGACCGCACCACAAGGTGTGTCTCAGTCCCGGTGCCTATTCCAACGCGCCACCACGCCACCGTCCACTGAGCGGCAGGGAGGCGCAGGTCATAGACCAGCGTCCCGGTGACGTTGACGTAACTCCAACCAAAGCCACCATCCAGTGGACCACGCGGGACGATTACATATGCGCTACCAAGCTCAGGACCAATTCCAGAGTCAGAGAATGCGTCACGCTCAAAGCCAAACTTGTGCGCCTTGCGTTCTAGAAGCATCTCCAGCGTGTCTGCGTCGCTGGCGCTCAGGTATCCAGCGTCATGCTGCCAGCGGCGAGGAAGCCCGCGGCGTTGACGGTTTGGCCTGCCGGTGAATGATGCGTCAAGCTCGCCATGCTGCGCGTATTCCTCGCGCGCCTGTTCATTCAAGACCAGGACGCGCCATCCATCGAGACGGAGGAATGCCATGGCGTGTCCTATGTCTGCGGCAGCGCGCCATACTTGCGCGTGAAGTAATCAACGACAGCATCGAAAGTCCCATAGGACGTATCCGTCCAGGCCACCACCTCCGCGATGTACCCGTTGAGCGGATTGCTTGCGTTGTAAAACGAACCAAGCGTGACACCTGCAACGGCGTTGGACGCTCCAGGGTTGACCGTCGCATTGACTCCATTCAAGCGCCACGGAGTTCCAGCGCCCTGGTATCTGGCCACTGATAGATTCCACATCCCTGCGCTGACGGTCACCGTCGGATGCTGTTGAAACGAACCCTGGAACAATTCATGGACCGACCCGATGTTGAATTGGTCAAGCGCCAGACGTCCGCCAGCGGTCACGCCGTCCATGACCGCGCGGTAGACTCCGGTGGCCTCATGGCGGAATACGATGGCCACGGTGACCGGAGCGCCGACCACCGCACCTACGCTGGTCTGCATGTAGCGTGATGCTCCGTCAAAGAAGACACCGCTTGATGACGCTAGCAGTCCAGGCTCACCGATGCGCCGGAATGCGGGCCGGTTGGCGAGCGTGGCCTGGGTGGCGTTCTGCGCCCGGCTCCCCTTGTCCACCCAGGTCTGGACCTGCCCGCCGTCCACCAGGGTGGCGTTGCCCTGGCCATCCACGTCCTGGCCGTCGAACCACCACGCGGGAGCGCCTGGAGGAACAGGCGTGGAGTACGCCGCGGCCAAGGGACCAAGTGCGAACGCCTCTTCCACTTCAGTGAAGGTCGCGGAAATGACCTTGGCGTTGGATAGCCACCCGTATCCAGCCAGGAGGTTGGGCTTCTGCACAAACCTCACGTCGGTGACTTCGCCAACGGCCCACACGTCACCATTGATGGCGTCACCCTGGAGATGGACCAGCGGGCATAGCCCGAACTTTGGCGCGGCCTGGACCGTCCAGGCCACAAGGATGGCGTCAGGCGCGCGGTACGGAAGCACGGCAACATCATCAACCATGATGTTGCCAACCGTTGCAGGACCAAAGTTAACCACGCCATCCACCACCACCACGCTCATGTGCGTGCCGGTTGTCTCCCCGATAGTGTCAATCCTGACGCCGTCAGCGAACCCGGCTCCGTCAATGCGCTTGGCGTAGGTGTGCCACAGGTGGTCCGCGCCATACTCGCGCCACAGCACGGTCCAGGAGTCAGGCAACTGTGCATCCCAGCGCACCGCAGATGGTTGGCTTGCGCTCCCAAACCACGCCGCACCGCGTCCATGCGCTCCCCAGGTCTGCGGCAGCATCCGCACCGACGAATGCACTCCGGCCAGCGGCATCAGGCTGGTGGATGCCTGGAGGCCATCCGCCATGTCAAAGAAGTGGCCACGCCCTTGGATGGCAGCAATGACCGCGTCCGCGGCGTCAGGGTCCAGCACCACAAGGTCCACGTCCCAAGTGCGCCGCGAGCCACGGCTCATGTCACGCAGCGGCCTGCGGAATGCACGTTCACGTCGTCCTGTTTTCACCACGCGCCTGCGCGCTGTCGCGTCAGCGACAGGAAGCGCAAAGCCGTTGAGAGATAAGAACGCCACGGTTACCGCCTGTAGCTTGAGGACTGCGAGTCCTTGGTGTTGGTCGTACCAGTCTGCTGGAACGCGGCGCGCTCAATTGAATCTGCGGCTTCAATGGCGTCATCCGCCATCACCTCAAGCTTGTCAATGAAGAAGTTGTTTCCTCCACCGCCACCTCCGGTTGCCGCTCCACCCAGCACTCCGGTCCCGTAGTCCTCCGCGGCGATTGCGCGGAAACGCGCTGCGGCAACCTTGAAGCCCTGCGGCACGTTGGTCAGCTCCTCCGCAGCGTCCTTCTCTAAGGCCAGGATACGGGCACGCTCCGCAGCCTCGTCATACGTCAGGTCAGTCAGGTCTTGCAGTGCGGACTGCATGGCGGACATATCAGGTGACAACTCCTGAGCCGTGGCAGCAATCATGTCCGCTGCCACGTTTGACTTATGTGCGGCATTGATCAATCCGTTGTAGACGTCGTTCAATGCGCCAATGTGGAGTTCCGTGTTGATCTTGTCCACGACGTAGGCGAACCCCTCAAGCACCGCTGCTGCCGCACGCGGAAGAGCGGTCATGGCGTAGACGCCTGCCATCACTGCGCTAGCGAAGTATCCGATGGCAAGCACCGCGTATCCCACGGTGATTGCAACTCCCTTGAGGACGTCAAACAGAACGCGCGCCACCGCTTCACTGTTTGCGAACGCAGCGGCCAACGGGATGACCACCGACACAAGCGCATCAAACAACCCGGCCAGCGCAGGAGGCTCTGAAAGAACGGCTCCAGGGCTTTCACCACGCGCCCGATGCTTCCCTCAAATGCGGCCTTAAACGTCTTGAATGACTCCGTGTCCATGGCCAGTTTGAAGAACCCAACCATGAATGCCAGGGATGCCGTGACGCCAAGCGCCACCGCTGCAACTCCGGCCAACGCTGATCCAAGGGCAAGCGCCGCGGGCAGCAGTAGCGTGCCCACCACCAGGGTCAGCGGAGCCAAGGCTGCGGCCACAAGCGTCCCAACCGCGGCCACCGTCATGGTCACCGCGCCGGCCAGGAGCGCAAGGGCGGTGGCCGTCCCGACGGCCAACGTGCCCATTGCCGCCACGACGTAGAGAGCGGCCAGACCAAGGCCGACCAACCCCAGCGCGGCCACGGCCAGCACGCCACCCAGGGCCACGGTCACCGGGAGCAGCGCGGTGCCCATGACGCCGGCCACGCCAGCCAGGACGGGGGACAGCGCGCTGAGCACGCCGGCCAGGGCAGTCAATCCCAGGGTGCGCGGGTCGGTGGCCTTGGTCAGTGCAGCGCCAAACGCCTCAGACGGGATAAACTGCGCGATCCCCTGCGCGGCCTGGGAGATGATGGCCGGGATGACCTGCGCGGCCTGGACGATGAACTCAGCCACGTCCTTGAACGCGCCAATGATCATGGGGCCAACCGTGCTCACGGCTTGGCCGACCACTGCGCCCACAGGCCCGGCCATCGCTCCAAGGTTTCCAAGTCCAAACGCCTTGGTCAGCTTATCTCCAATGCCGCCGATATTGGCCGCGCCCAGCAGGCGACCAAGCACGGAGAAGATTGCGCCGGCATCAAACTTCCCACCCTGGAGCATGTCACGCAGTCCGTCGGAGATTGACTTGACCATGCTGGACTTGTCTGACGCTGGAATGTCCAGAGTAAAAGCAGACAGCGCAGCGCCCAAGCCTTCCTCAATCCGACCAGAGACAAGGTCGGAGAAGTCACGCGGTTCAAACTTCAAACTTTCTTGCACCTCATTCCACTTGACGCCTGTCCTTAGCGCGGCCTCAGATGCTGCGTCCATGGCCGCGCTGAACTCCGCGGCGCTGGTTTGCGCGTTGACGAACTCCGCAAGTTGAGTTCCGCCACGCATCTCTGCCAGACCACGCGCTGCGCCGACGTCATCTCCGGCGGCAGCAGCGGCCTTGGTGGCTTCCGCAATACTGTCTCGTATCTGGTGCTGCAATTCCACCGCACGCGCAGCAATCTCTCCACCTGAGAAGCGGGCCTTAGCCACCGACAGTGCGTCGGTGATTTCAACAAACATGCGCGACCAGGAGTCAGACGCTTCCTTGGCTGCTTTGGCCGGGCCTTCCTGGACAGCAGGCGGAACGGTATCAAACAACTCGTTCCCGGTGAACGTCATGCCTGGAGCAGTTGCCTTCTTGAATAGCGGACCACCAAGCACTTTCTCCATGTCACCCAGCACAAGGCCAAAGGCGCGCGAGAAGAAATCAGCGGACGTCTTTGCTCCGTCCTTGATGACCGCGGCAATCTCTCCACCTGCCGTCACCAAGTAGCTACCGATTGTGCCCACCATCGCAGCGGCTTCAGCGTTGATGGTTCCTGCGTCCTTGAGGTTGCGACGGTCACCACCAGTTGCCATGGCCTTGATGTTGTGGAACGCCACGCTTGCCGCGTCAGCAATTCCGATGAATACGCCAGCGACATAGACTGCGAAGTCGTGCGCCGCAGTCTTTATAGACTTGAATACTGACGTCGCCTTGTCGGCAATGCCACCCCAGTTGTCCTCAAACGCCACACGGACGATCCCGACGATTGACGCAATGCCGGCCAACACCGCGGTGACAAGCAAAAGCGGCTTTGCCGCAACCATGACTGACTTGCCAAGTCCAGAGAATGCGCTGCCAAGTGCAGGTCCAACATGCTTCACGGCAGCGCCAAGGGTCGCCATGGTGCCGACCATGGACACCGCCGTGATTGATGCTGCTGCAAGTTCCGCTGATGCACTCTTGACCTTTGGGTTCAACTCGTCCCAGGCGTCACCCAGGCGCGCCACACGGTCCAACAGCGGCGTCAGAGTGGAGTGCAGCCGCTCAATGGTTGGCTGGAGCACCTTGCCCATGGCCTTGCTTGCGTTGTCCATCGACGCAGCAAGTTTGTCGTATGGATTGCTGGTGCTCAGGCCAGACGCGGCAACCTCGTCAATGATCCCCTGACCATGCTCAAGCACCGCATTGAGGAACGCCTGCTTCTTTTCTGCGTCAGACAATGACGACGCCGTGCGGCCAAGTGACTCCGCGTAGGTGTCGTTTGCCTTTTCGATATTGATCATCAGGCCAAGGTTATCCAGTATCATCTTGGACTGACGCGCTGTCCCTGTAACAATGCTGTCAAACAGGTAATCAAAAGACTGCCCTGTGATTGCCGCTGACGTCTGCGCGATGTTCGCGAGCTTTGGCAGGTCACGCATGGGAATGCCCATGGTGCGCGCAAGATTTGAACGCTGCGCCAACTGCGCGTCTGACAACATCCCGCCTGTCTGTTTGCGGAACTCTTCAATAGAACCGCCAGCGGCTTCAAACGAACGCATGGCGAGCGTTGCGGTGTTCGCAGCCTGCGCCATACCTGACGCCGCGTTCATCACCCAACCGCCTGCGAACACCGCAGCCAGTTTCGATGCCACTCCAGCCAACCCATCAAAAGGCGTCTGCGCTGCTGACGCGGCTCCACCAAGCTTGTTTACGCCAGCGGTGGCACCGCCAGCGGTTACGCCAACGCTGGTCAGTTTCTTGTTGGCCGTGTCGATGGACGCGGTGAAGCTACCAATTCCGGCAGCTTCAATGGCGACCTGGATTGTCCCGGCGTCAATCGCCATCAGTCACCTCCAGGCCAAGGCGCGCGCGCACCTTGCTCATCTTCTTGCCGCGTTCGCTGGCCTCAAACTCCGCTTGCTCTTTCTCAGTCAACGCCTTGCGCGCGCGCTCCTTGGCCTCGTCCATGGTCGCAGGCGCATCAACCGCGGTCTGGCTTCCACGACGTGAACGCGCGCCACGCGGAAGCAACCCATCCACCGTGATGCGTGGCTTGCCCTTGGGGATGTGGACGTTGATGAGGTTGGCCTGCACCCAGGCAAGCACCTCCAGCACACGGTCCCAGCGGATCGCGTACCCTTCCGAGTAGACCTCAAACTCCCTCATGGTCATCTCGTAAACCTCATCGGGCCGCAGGCCCATCACCGCGCCCTGGCGCAGCAGGTCGTCCCGCGCATGCGCGCGCGTCAGTCCTGCTGCGCCTCCGTAGGGGCCTGCCCACCGAAAGCCTCGTCCAGAGCCGCGACCATGGCCTTGGCCTGCTGTGCCGGCTTCCCGCGGGCAATGGCGTAAAGGATGGCCTTCTGAAGTTCACCCATGTCGCCGTCAAAGTCATCCAGCCACGCTAGCACGCGCGGCAGGCTGGCTTTCTTCTCCGACCTGGACAGGCCGGCGCAGATGGCCGCGGACAGGAACTTCGTTGCACCGCCCTGCTTGCCTAAGAAGGCAAGCGGGTCCATCCCCAGGTCTTCCTCCAGCATCAACACTTCTGCGGAGCGGAAGCGCAAAGTGCGCGTGGCTCCACCCAGTTTGACGTCCACTTCTCCCCGGTCTGCGTTCGCGGTCATTGGTGACCCTCCTGCGGCGTAACCTGCACGCAAACCGATCAACCGTCAACTTTGAACGCTGTTTCCTGTCAGGTTCCACCATAAACAATTGGGCGCGGCACAACCGGAGAGAAGTGCCGCGCCCAAAAGCCAGGAGGTAGTCAGACCGGGGGAGGGTCAGACCTGGCTGCCCTGGAGCAGGCCAGACGTGCGGAGCGTGACGTTCATGCTGCCGGTGTCGTCGAGCGGACCCGACGGAGCGGCAGACGTGGCGAACGCGCGCCCCGTGTAGATCTTCTTGCCGGACAAGGTTTCCATCGTGAACTTGAAATTGAAAACGGTCTTCTGGAACACCGCGGCCAGCACAATCTCCTGGCCAGGGTCACCATCCAGCCAACGGCCAGAAACGTCCAGCGTGGCGTCATGGTGATTGGGGATGTATTCCCGCGCGCCCGCGCTGTCGTGGCTGGTGGTCTCAAGTTCGTCAATGTTCAGATTCAACGTCACGTCAACGATGCCGCCATACGGAACGAACGTCAGTCCGCCGTCGTCGCTGACAAGGATTTTCGCAAGTCGTCCAGGAATCGCCATGGCGCTTCCTCCTATTCTCCGCTGTTCAGCGGGCCTTGGTCAGGCGGAACAAACCGATGGACACGCTGGCCGCTGCGGACAGAGTGATCTGCGCCACGCCAGACAAGTTGAACATGGCCGGGTTCATCAGCGGAATGAACGCGATTTTTCCGGCAGCGATGGAATACGCCTCGTCGTTGTCGTTGTCCGACGGTCCACCACGGCCATACGGGTCAGGCTGGCTGACCAGCGTGGCGGTCACGGAGCCGGCGCTGCCGTTCTTGATGACGGCCACAATGTTGCCGTCGTTGCGGAACTCCATGCTGGTGGAAGCCGCCACAAGCGCGGCCTCCAGATCGGCCACGCCAGCGCCACGGTCCAGGTACTCAGCGGTCACAGCAATCGCGGTCATGTTCTCTCCTTCACAGTTGCTGCTTCAGCAGCACGTTGATTGTCCAGACGTGATGATCAAGATCGTCACGTTGAATGTACAGCGGCGCTGACGCCAGTGCCCTGCATTCAAAGTACCCTGTCGGCGGGTTCATGTCCAAGGCGTCAAAGGAATCTGAAGCTAGATTTGCCCCTGTGGTGTAGTCGTTTGGCTTGGAACGCACGATAACCTGCACGGTGAATCGTGCCTCTTTTGCCCCACCGCCACCGTCAACATATGGAATCGAATCAATGCCACCACTCCCCAGGCAGAAGATGGCCTGATGTGGGACGGCATTGGCCAGGGCTTGATTCTCTGAGGCGCGCCGGAGCGGGCCGGCAAAGACGTTGTCTCCGTAGGTCAAGCCAAGCTCTGTGGCCAAGTGCTGCGCCACGTCGGTCTCAATGCTCATTTGCTCATCCCGCGGTCAAGCCCGTCAGCAGCGCGCTTGGCAAAGCCGGTAGCCGCGCGCTTCATGGGGTCTTCCAGGTATTTCCACTTTCCGACGACGTGAGAAGCAGACCGGCCACCATCGCTCTTGAGCGGTGGTGCCGGTATTTCATGCACCGCCAAGGCGTAGTGCGCGCGGTAGCCAAGACGGACACGCCATACGTCTCCCGTCTGCTCTGGGTCAGTGACGAAATTGGAGGACTTGAGCGTGCCAGTATCAACTGGAACCTCAAGCATGGACTCCGTCATTAACTTCATGGCCTCGTAACGCAGTTCCGCGAGCATGGCCTTGCGCGCCTTGTCCTCCAGGCGCTTGAGGTTTGCTGTCACCTCTTTCAACCCGCGGACCAGGAGGTTCATAGCGTAACCTCATAGTGATCCACGTTGCCAAGCACGTCGTTGAACACGTCAATCGCCATCGGCTTCTTTCCAAACTCGACCGTCCCAGGGTCATCACCTGGGAGCCACACGCGCTGGTCCATGGTGATGGCAGTCTCAGTGATGACGACGTGCTGCACCTGGGCCTCGCGCCCAACTGCGCCCATGCCTGAGTCACTTTTTTTGACCTCCACATAGGCTGGGATGGCCACCGCCGCGGAAAGCGTCTCGTCACCGCTAGGCGTGTACGCCGTCACGGTGCGGACGTTGATGGTCTTGAGCAGCATAGCGCGCAGCGCGGGGTCCATCAGCCAAACCTCTCGTCATCACGCAGGCCATTCGGCGTGCTGGGGTTGTCATCCTGGCCAACCGCGAATTGCGACTTGACCGTGTCGTCATCCTCCGCAAGCGCATCATTGCCAGCGATTGACAGGCCACCCACAAACATGGACACGTTGGCCACGCCGGTCCCATCCCCGCCGGGCAGATTGCCAGCACCGCCAGCGCGGAGCCTGTCAGCCAAGCGGTGAAAGCCCGCAGCCCGCTGGCTGGCGCTGACGCTGGTAGCCCCAATGCTCAGGTCAGCATCGCGTGAGAAGCGCGCGCCAAGCGCGTCAGCGCACGCCGCGGCGGCATAGACGGGTGACGGCTGGTACGCCAGGACCGCGTTGATTTCCTCGTTCTGCATCAGTTGTGCGGTGCTGATCGTGTCACCTATCAGGAAACGCACAAGGTCCAACGAACTGGACACTGGATTGCCGCTGTAGCTCCACGTCATGGCTGCACCCCGTAGCTAACCCGGCCTCATCATACCACCGGCCTTCAAAAAGAAAGTGGACGCGCGGGAATGGCTCTGCGCTGTCAATGGCCACTTCTCCGTCCACAATGACCTGTGTCCTCATGTCGCGTCCTCCTGCATCTGGATGGCAACCGCCGCTTCCTTCAGCAAACTGCTGCGAACATCTGCGCGTGCAGCGAGGTCAAGCAATTCGGCCACCACGCGCGCCTTGGTCATCTTCCCCCGGCCACGGTACTGCCACACGCCACCCACCCGGTAGACGACGAGGTCAGCACTCACGTCTACCAGGACGTCAGTCATGCGCCTGGACCAAATGCCTGACAGCACGACGTCCTGACATGGAATACGCCAACCATTTGCGAGGCGTCGGCCATTGTCAGTGTCTGCAAGTCAACGTCATACGAAATCCAATCAGCAATGACGGAACCTGCATCACTCACCAGATACGCCTCCGCGTCGGTGCCGTCACCGATTTCGCAACCGCATGGTGCAGCAACGCCGTTAGTGAGCACCATCTGGAGCCCCTGCATCAATGACCAGCGGAGGCATTGACACGGCAGAAGACGGCGCAGTCGGTGGCGCAGCCTCTCCAGACATTGGTACGTCATCCATCACGCTTGACGTGAACTTCAACGCACGCGCAACCGCCTCAACAGGAACACCAGCACCTTGCGCGGCCACAGCGATCGCCACGCCAAACAGCAACCCTCCAATGAATGCAACACGAACCTTCAACATTTCAATTCAGCTTTCTCCACCGTGCGGTGGACGAGTCGTAGATGAGCGTCATGCTGGCGTCTGCCGCCAACGTCACGTTGGCCCCGGTCCCGGTGAGAATGCGGTTGGACGCAGTGGACCCAGAGTCCTGGTTGTTGAACTGGATGGCGGTGGCACCCACGTTGGCCAGGACGAGGATTTTCCCGTTCTGGTTGTTCGCGGAGATACCCGTCACAATCGGAGTGCTGGACCCGCTCAACCGGATGAAGGTGCTCCTGCCCAGGGACAAGTCGTTTTGTGTCCCAGTGAATGTCGTGGGCGTTGGCGCAGCAGCGCGCACGCCAAAGTCGCCCGTGACGTCGAGCCGCAGGTCTGTAGATGCCGCTCCGATGACCACTTTGCCGAAGGCGGGGGCAGGGCCGTTGACGACCATGGAACCCGCCTCCACTTTGCCTCCGAAGTACCCATTGGCGAAGCGCGTTCCCGTGAGCCCAAGGTCCACGCCGGACGCGGACATGGTCCCTATCTGGTAGACCCCGACGTAGCGCGTGTCGGAAGCTGGCAACCCTCGCTGGAAATCAATGTCCGAGGTGGATGTGTTGAGCACGGCAGACAGCATGCCACGCTCCCCGTCGGACGTTGTGCCGGCAGAGTTGTACGTAGAATAATTCGTGCAATTATCGTCTTCACAGGTGTAGATCGTCAGTGCCGGTGCAGCAGGCGTGTAAGTCGCCGAGCGACGGAATATGACCGGGTAGCCACCTGCCGTCTTTGCCAATGCCTGCGTCAAGAACCCGCCATTATACGTCCCAGACGGAGCCGCGATTGTCTGCGTGCCCGACGCCGTGCCGCTTGGCAGGGTCAGCGAATAAAGCCGGGTGGACTCGCTCAGACTAAGGAGGATGTAGCCAATGTTTCCCGTCGATCCCCCGACGATGAGGTGCGCTCCGTCATAGACGTTCGCAGAAAGCCCCGTTATTTGCTGGGTGGACAAGGTTGTGCACCCGGCATCCTGGCACTTGAACAACCGAGGCTCTGCGCTCAGCATCAGCGCAAACCCGTCCGTGTTCTGGATGACGTCCAGCGGGCTGTCTGTCCCGTAAACCGACAGGTCTTTAACGGTTCCCATGGTCCCGCACGGCGTCACTGCATCCGGGTCGTCACAGGTAACGTATTTCTGGTTGGCATCTTGAAAAAAGATGGCGACCTTCCCGCCTGCGATGGTGTTTGCGGCCATCGGATAGAGCGGCCCTGCATACGTGTTGGTCGTCGTGTTGCAGGTAGTTGTGCTGCACGTCGCGTCAGTGCATTTACAATAAACGATGTAGTCGTTGGCCGCCTGTCCGTACACAAACGCCACGTTGCCCGCCGGGGACAAGAAGGCGTCGAAGTTGGAAGGAATGCTGCCTGGTCCACGACGGTCAGTCTTGACGGTTGACGCGGTCACAGTGGAACAAGCCGTGTCGTCGCACTTGTCGGAATAGATTGTGCCGTCATAGACGGAAAAAAAGATCGGCTTGCCGTCTGAGGGCAAGACAACGTCGCTGTTCGTCCCCGATACGGTGCCAGAATAAAGGTCCGCCGTCTCCACGACGCTTGCGGAGAATGATGCGTCCACGTTGGGAACAAACCCGCCCTGCGCCCCGCCCGTCGCACAAGGCACCCAGGCGCTGTTGATGCAGCACTTGTAAATGTTGTCCGTAGTGTTGAAATACCAGCGCCCTGCTTGGCATGACCCGCCGGGGTCGGAAGCTGCGGAGCCTTGGGTGAGTAGCGGACGCACGGTGGCTGCGGATGCCTGCCCCGCACACGCCAGGAACGCAAGAAGAAGAAGTTTTCGCATGGTCGCCTCTCAGGTGTTGCCAGACACTGCCTGGTACCGCACGGTGCAAACCCAGTTGACCGTGGTCCCGCCAGCCCCAGTGACGCTCACCCGCACGTCGTTGGACGACACCGTCAGGGTGGCATCCCAGGCCGCGTTGGTTTCATCTTCCACGACCACGTTGACGGTCCCCAGCGTGGCCCCGCCACCCTGGCGGTAAACCAAGCCGGCCAGCTTGTAGTACGCACGGTCGGTCCCGCCCGTGTCCCGCCCGATGACGTCGGCCTCAAGCCAGTAGAGCGTGTTGTCCGCCAGTGTAAGCGCCTTGCAGGACGTCTGCGTGGCGTCCGTTGTCTGCACGGCTCCCGTGGTCAGTTGCGCTGCGGACCCCGTGAAGGCCGCGTGGTCCTTGACGGACAGCTTTTCCGTCGGAGCCACGCCAACGCCAAGTTGCTCTGTGACGGTCGTGTCGCCACCGTCGGCCACCTCAACAACGGTCGTGGTGTTGTCTCGCAGGACAAGGATCGACTCTGCGGTTGAGCCGTTGCTCACTGCCAACGCGCCAAGGTCGGACGTGGTGCCGAGGCTGAGATTGCCCGTGGCTGGGTGGAAGCGCGCGGCTTCGGTGCCCACTGACGCAATCTCAGTGGCAAACCGGATGGGGCCGCCGGCTGGCCACAGCGTCAGCCCGCCTGTGACACCAGAATCCACGTAAATCAACCCGGTATTAGCAGTGTCCATCACATCGACGGGCGTGTAGCCGGTACTGGTGATTTGCAGATACACGCCGCCGACGCTGTTTTGCGCTAGCTGATAGGCATAGGCAGCCGTCCCTGTGGAGGCATTCGTCGCCCCCGTGCGGACGCCGCCGTTGACATTGCCTCGCACATCCAAATCGCGCGTGGGAGTGGTCGTTCCAATGCCCACCCGACCGTTGGTTGTATCGACATTCAATACCGTGGTGCCGCCCGCCGTCTTGAACTGGTAGGCAGTGGTGGAGTCCGCCGAGGTCTGCACAATCAACCCCGTGGCCGGGTTGATTGTGAGATTGCCCGTCGTGGTCTTGATGCCCCCGCCCACCACCACGGTGTCGGCGTTCTTTGTCTCCTTGGGTTTCCCGTCGGAGCCAAAATAGATGCAGCGCACGTCAGCCACGGTGTCCTCGCTTCCTCAAGTCAAACCAAAGGTCAGGCGCGCTCGACGCTCTCACCGATGCGCAGTTCCACCTTGACCGCTCCGGTTCCACCGCGGGTCACGGTGCCGATAGGCTGAACGTAGCTGCCCGACGTGGTGGGCGCGGTCAGCGTCAGGTTGCCCGCCGTCTCGCTCACGAACACCAGTGAGCCCACGTCACCAACCGCCGGCAGCGCGTCCCACACTGCGTCCGCCACGCTGATCTCGCCCACCGCCTGATAGGTGCCGGAATTGCCGGACGAGATGGCAGCGGTGGCAATGCCCACCGCGTTGAACAGCGGGCTGGCCCCGTTGGCGTCCGCCTTGAACAGGCGCGGGTTGCCGCCGCTGTTCTGGATCGCCACCACGTTGTTGGCGGAGATGGCTTCACCCGCCGTCGCCGTCGTGGTCGGGGGAGTGCCCAGGCCCGTGTGCGTGTGCAGCGCGTCAGCGTTGCTGCCGTTGGTCACGGTGTTGAGGTTCGCCGCGGTGACCGTGCTGCCCACCGCGCTGCCCTCGATCTGGAAGCGCGCGCTGCCGTTGTTGGGCAGGTTGATGTTGCCGCTTCCCGTGGTGGCGAGGACAGCGCCGGCCTGGACGGTGATGGCGGTGCCCGCGCTGTTGATTGCCACCGCAGTGGTCGCGCCGCCCTTGAGGTTGATGCCCGCGGCACCGTCAAGGTTCAGAGCGCCAGCCGACGTGGACAGAACGCTGGCCGCGTTCGCGGTCAGGTTCACCGCGCCGGTGGTCTGACTCAGTCCGCCTGTCACCGTCGTAGTGATGCCGCTGCGGCCAATGCCCACGCTGGACGCGTTGGTCGCGCCGATGGACAACGCGCCGCCGGCAGACCCGGAGCCAGTGTCCACGGTCATCGCGCCGCCCGCCGCACCGTTTCCGTTACCGGAGCGGATGGTCAGCGCACCGCCCGCCGTGGCCGCAGTGGTGGAGGCGTCCACGTCGATGACGTGGGCAAGCTCCTTCACAAAGTGAATGTCCTGATTGCCCGACGGACCCACGCGGGAAATGAACGCCACCGTGTCCGTCGCGGCATTGCCGAGCGTGACGTTGCCCTCAAACGTGGCGCTATCTTGGAACGTGGACGCGCCGACGACCGTCTCCGTCCCATTCACCTGGAGATTGCCCAGGACCGTAGCCGTGACGCCCACAGAGCCGATGGACAACGCCGTGGTGTTGGCGTCCGTACCGATGGATAGCGTCCCGCTGGTGGACCGCTGCAAACCGCCGTTCGCGTTGGTCTGCCCGGTCACCGTGGCGCTGGACGAGAAACTGGCCGCGCCGGTCACGCTCACCGCACCCGGCCCGATGGTCACCGCGCCCGTCGTGGTCTTGAACACGCCGCTGCCCGCGGAGAAGTCCAGGGCTCCCGCGCCGCCACCGCTTTGCAGCGTCTTGCCGCTGGCGATGGTGACGTTGCTGCCCGCCGGGGAGATGCTCAAGTCCCCGGACGCGGTCATCACGCCTGCGCCAACGATGGTGACGTCGGCGTCCTTGGTTTCTTTCCTGGCTCCAGCGGTGTTGATGTAAACTGCGCGGATGTTAGCCATGGTCGTGGTCCTTTCAGTTCAGGGTTGACTCAGAGACAATCTCGCCGTTTTCAATTTCCCAGCGCCATGGCGCTTCCTTGGTCTGCCCATTGGCGGAAACAATCTGCATCAACTCGTCACGCAACGCTGTTCCGTTCTGCTGGATGGCAGAGATGACAGCGGACGACTGCGCCTCAAGCGCGGCAATCTGAAGACGGACGGTCGCAAGCTGAAGCTTGAGTTCCTCGTCCTTCTTGAGCGCAACGCGCAACGCGCTGTCCTGGTCTTTGTCCAACTTGATGCGGATCGGGTCCATGTCAAAGCTCCGTGAAGCGCGAGTCAGCGCGCATGCACGCCAGGGCGCGCTGGTCGGTGACTTCGTATCCAATGTCCTGGCCAATGACGAACTCAGTCGCAGGCGAAACAGGGGTCAACGCCTGGACCGTTCCGTTCTTCAGAGGAAGGCGGATGAGGTTGCACGGTCCATAGGCCACGACCATGGACCGCTCTGGTTCTCCGTTGTACTGGAACCTCGCCATTACGCACGCTCCACGGCTTCCACCTTTTCCACCAGCCAAAGTTCAGTGGTGGACGGTGCATAGCCAATCAATTGTACCTGCTCGCCTGACGTCGTCGGCACTGACGTAGAGATGGTCCCGGTCGTCCCCAAGTAGTAGTAGGCCCCTGCCGTCAATCCCACCAAGCCACTCACCTTGCCGCTGGCCTGGACCACGCACGACGTGCCCGTTGGTTTGCTGGTCACCATCCCAACCGCGGGAGCGGTGGAGGCGCTGGTCTTGTCCGCCTTGTCCACGGCTCCAGCACCGGACAGGTAGACCACGTCATTGACCGCCACGCCCGATGGGCACGCATAGGTGTACGTCGGAGAACCGCCACCACCAGCACCCCAGGTCAGGACGCCCGCGCCGTCGTTGGTCAGGACTCCGGTGCCGTTGGCGAGGCCCGTCAACGACGAGGCCCCGCTCCACACCGCCACCTGGGTGGCCGCACCGCTTCCGGTCACCGACCCGCCGGTCACCGACCCATAGGTGCCAGCCACGTTGACGTCCACGGGGATGATCGAGTCAGCGGCTCCACCCTCGCGCGCCTGCCCGACAATGTCGTCACCGTTCTGCGCCACGCGCAGTTTTCCGCCGACGTCAGGTGACAGGAAGTCGCCGGCCTTGGTCAGGCCGGAAACCTGGGCCAGCGTTTCTCCTTCAATCAAGACGTGCCCGACCTTCCCGCTGGTCGGGCTGTTCTGAACCACGCCAATGGCAATCTCGCCAGCCACCGCATGGACCAGATTGCCACCGCCGTCACGGCGCACCGCGCGGAACGCAGACAGCGTGGCCGCTGCGGTGACGTCAATGACCGTGACAGGCTTGCTCATCGTCCGCCCCGGCCCTGGCCACGCTTGCCATCAGCGGTCAGTTTTCGGATTGCCTCCGCAATGGCGTCGTCCTTGGACTGCGCCTGCTGCGGTTGGGCCTGGGCCTGCGGCTTCTCCGCGTCCACCTTGACCGCCTTTGGCCGCTCCACCGGCGTGACCTCGTCGTCACTGTGCTGCGCGCCAGCAAGCGGGTCCGGCAGCACCGGCAAACGGTACGGATCCACGGGAGGATTGGCGACGATGTATCCGCGATTGAGATAGGTGGCGAGGTTGCGCCACCCGCTGGCCACCTTGGTCACGTCGGTTCCGGGCGGGATGGTGCTTCCATCGGGCGCGTCAAGCGCAAACCGCGCAGTCAGCGTCACGCCGTCAAGCGTGCCCTGCATTGCGCGCCGCTCTGAAATTGTCGGACGCCGTCTCTCACGCATGGCGCTTACTCCGGTTGTGGAAAAAGGCGCGGCACCCGTTGTTGCTGAGTGCCGCGCCGATTGCTACCGCGATTGCTCAGGCAACAGCCGCGCTGAAGAACACACCCAGCGACGGAGCCACCACCTTTGGATCAAAGGCGGTCTCGCCTTCAATCTGGTCAGCGGCATACTCCTCGCGGCGATACCGCTTCACACGCATCCCCTGGCCGTCCAGGCCAAGGCCCGTCCAGGTGAAGGTGTACCCGCCCGACGGCACGTTGATGGCCGGCGACGGAGCCGCGTGGACCAGCAGTGCGTTCTTGCCGTGGATGTAGCCGAAAGAATCAGCGGAGCCTTCCGCCGCGGTGTTGTTCACGCCACCGGGGACCAGCACCTCACCGACGCCAAGCACCGCGGCAATCAGTTGCTCATTCAGAATCGCGGCCTGAGTCTGCTCGTACCGCTCCAGGAACTTCGGATGGTCAAGCAGCACCTGGAAGACCTCAGGCCCAAGGACCAACTTCAAGTCCTTGGCCATGATGCCGGGGATCTTGCAAAGCTGGAAAACGCGATTGCGAATGTCGGTCACCGGATTGCTGGTGGCCAGCGTGCTCCATAGGGTGAAGTCCACGCCACCGACGAGGTCGGTGCCCCACTTGCCAGTGGTGAAGCAGTTGGACACCCACTGCTTCTCGCGCTTGATCAGAAGCTTCTGCGCGACCACTTCAGCCGCGGTCTTGTCCAGGTTGAGCGGGTCGTCCTGATTGGCGCGCTCCTGGTCGCTGACCAGCTTGGCGTAAGCGAACACCTTGGCGTTGTAACTGTCAGTGGACAGGCGCACCGCACCAATGGGAGCCAGTGAACCGGGGCCACGCTCGCGCGCATCGTCGCGCGCAATGTCGCCCTTGTCCCAGACAAAGTAGCTGTCACTCTGCTTGGCCACCGGGACAGGCGGAAACGCCTTTCCCGCGATGAAAGCGGAGGACTGCTGCATGTACGCGATTGCAATGTTGGTGAGCGGACGATTGACGTGGACGTCACCAGAAGTGGGAAGACTCGGCATTGTGATATTCCTCCTGCGCTAGATGCGCGTGTGGTTTGGTTTCCTGCCGCGCATCACGGCAGCGGGCATCCGCCAATGCAGGTCAGAGCCACGGGGATGATTTCGTCAGCAGCGCCAGCAGCGGTCAGAGCCACGCCAATGGGCGTGTCGCCAGACACCGCAACGCGCAGCTTTCCGTTGGCCGCGGGCGCGACCTTGGCGCCTTCAGCGATGGCCGCAGACGCCACTCCGCGGCTGATACCGCAGAACATCACGGTGCCGGTGGCGTTCAGCGCGGGCTTGTTCTGCACAAGGCCCACGGCAACGTCGCCAACTCCAGCATAGGCAAGCACGCCAGACGCGACTTTGACGGCGCGGAATGGCGTGGCGCTCATGTCAACGCCAGACTGGAAACTGGTCACACCAATCGGATTCTCAAAAGCGGACATTGCGTCTCCTTTGCGGGGCAGTGCCCCTGGTTACTGCCCGGCTTCCGCGAGGCTCTGCTTGTACAGCGCAGGGTTCTGCTCTAGCACCTTGGCTTCCGCCTGATGCTTGGACAGCTTGGGGTTCTGCTTGCGGAGTTCGTCCGCAAGGTGGGCAATCTTGATGGACGCAGACGCTCCCGCGGCGTCACCACCCGTGGTGCCGACCTTGGCGAACAGCGGAGCGGTGACCGCGGCAGCGTGCGTTGCCGCTGACTTGAGCGCGGCCTCCACGTCGTCACCAAGCTGCTTGTCCGCGGCGTAGGCCCGCTTGAGCAGGCCACCCAGGTGCGCGGCGTCCTGGCCCGGCACGCCGATTTCAGCGGCGCGCTTGACGAACTCCGCGGTCACCTTCTCGTCCTTCAGCTTGGCAAGCTCGATGGTGGCGTCTTCCAGGCGCTTGGCGAGGTCGGCCTTCTCCACGTCAACAGGCGCGGCCTTGGCCATCTCCACTTCCGCAGGCTTCTCCGCGGGCTTCTCTTCTGCCGGCTTCTCCTGCTTGGCCTGGAGCGCGGCCTCAATCACGGCCTTGTCCTCCGGTGACAACGCGGAAAGCACCTCGTCAATCGTCTTCATCTTTGCGGCCTCATCCGCCTTGATGGCGGGAACAACCGGGCGGAACCCGGAGGGATCAAGCACGTCAAGCTTTTGCACCGCGGTGACGAACGCAAACCGCTTCTCAACGGATTCCAGGTCGCCGCACGCGGACTTCAGTTCGCCAACCACGGACTCCAGTTCCTGCGGCATCGTGCCCATGGTCGCGTTGGCCTTGGCTGCGAACTCGTCCACAGAACGCTGGAGTAGCGCCACCATCTCAGCGGACGGTGCCACGTCTAGGATGCTGTAGATGGAATCAATCAGCGCGCACTTGAGGCGCGCGAACTCCTGGGCAAACTGGTCCGCGGCCATCACTTCCGCGGTGGTCTTGGGCGCTGGAGGTGCCGGCTCATCCTTGCGGATGGCGGCATGCACCCAACGCCAAAGCTTGGCAAACGGTCCACCGGCCTTGGCCAAACGAATGTGCGCCTCCGGGTTGTCACCCTTGTCCACCAGCGAACCCTCGTTGACGACGAGGTCGGTGAGTTGATGCGTCGGTTTCTTCGCGCTCATTCCACCGTCCTCCGTTCCGCCTGTCCACCAATTGAAAACATCTTCAGTTCACCGCTCTTGATCTTCTGCCATACTTCTGGGTCAGAAACCTTGAAGCCGACCCACCAACCGTCTGGCACAATACCATCAGGAATGCCCATAGCCTGCCGTGTCTCTGGCGTGAACACAACGCTGCATACCATTTTACCGATTCCCATTTTTGAGTGCATCAACCCGGCGTCCCTGGAATCGATGGCGTATGCATAGGCCGCGCGCTCCAGATCACCGACGTCAATTACCTCCCCAGAGTGGTCAACAACCTGAGTCCCGTCTGGCCTGCGGCAGACGTACAGCCATCCAAAGACCAACATCTGATCGGCAACAACTTTGGTCACCTCAACCGTATATTGATTGCCTTCCTTTTCGGTGACAGGTTTTGCCGGCTCAAAACCAGAGACAGAGAAACCGTGAGCGATGAGCCATCCCTGGGCCTCTCCGGGGGTCCACCTGGAGGCGTCAAACCTGACGGACTGCACGTCACTGACGTCGCCCTTGATTCCCAGGATGAGGTCCACGCCATCCACGCCGCGCATGGAGTGGCGTGCGAACTGGTCAAACAGGCCAGGGTTTACCTGACGTGCAGCATGCTCCGACGGAAACGGCATTGTCTCTCCTATGCCACGCCCAGCGAGCACCGGCAATTCGGGTGTGCTGGCGGTGCAGTGACTTCTCCAAACTTCGTTGAGTACGTCGCGTTGAGCGGCTTTGGGTCTTCCAGGTGGAGCGTGCGGCAGATTTCGCACGCGATGGCAGGAGCAGCGATCCATCTCTTTTGCGCTCGCTCCGGCAAGTCGCCGTTGGACTGAAGCTGCTTCCATGAAATCAGGTGTCCCTGGTTCTTTGCCGCGATGGTTTCCGTGCGCGCGATGGTCTCCGCGCGCGTGCGCGTCAGTTTCTCAGAGTACCGCTCCACGCGCCGCTCCACGTCGGTGTACGGCAGTCCTTCCTTGATCCACCGCTTCTCCGCATTCCGCACCGCACGGCTGTATTGCGGAGACAGGCCCGCGTAGTTCTTGATGGCGCGCACCATCTGGCGCACGTCCCAGCCTTCCTCAATCGCGTCAGACAGCACGGCGCGGATGTGCTGTTTCATCTCCGCGCGCATGGATGCAATCAGCTTTGCCCCTCGCGTTCGCATGTACTCAAGCGCAAGTCGCTCCGTCTGCTGGAGCGGGTACTCTTCCGGGTCAATCACCTGGACGCTGGCTTTTGCCAGATTCTTTGCGACGCGCGTTACCGTCGCGTTCACCATGGAGCGGATTATTTTTAGTTGCGACTCTTCCCATCCGGCCACCCACGCATCTAGGAACGGCTCCACGCTTAGGTCCATCAGCGCGTTGTACCGCTGTATCTCCGACGGCAGCAGCGTCACACGGTCAATCTCTTCCCGCAGGTCTTCCACTCCGCGCATGTAGCCGCGCAGCATAGGAGACCACAGGGACGCATCCCGCGCGCGGTTGCGCCTCCAGGTCTCCGCGTCTGATAGGCGTGTGGTCAGCCGCAGCCGCATGACGTGTCACCCATGATGCTGCGCGTCCAGGCGAGGCCCGCATCACCACCGCGGGCATGCCACGCCACCCAATCCTTGGTTCCGCGCTGCGCCTTGGCGTCCGATTTATGCGTGGCAAAATAGTCGGCCATGGCGCGCACGACGTCGTCGTGGACTGGCGTGCGCCTGGACAACTCCTGCGCCTGGGCCACCGCGACGATGGACAGCGCATTCCTGCCACCGCTCTTGTGCCGCGCCTCCAGGGCCATGGCCGCGGCTTGCGCCACAGCAACCGGCGGGACGTGGCCGCCGGACTTGGCGACAGGTTCACCCAAGTCAAGCTCTGGCACCTGGGCTTCCGCCTCCGTCCCGTCGTCAATGGGCGGCAGGCCAATTTCCTCGCGGACGTGCGCCTCAAGAGATGGGTCAGGGGTCACCACGCCAGCATCTACAAGGCGCGTGATGGATTCCGTGAACTTCGCAATATCGCGCCGCTCAATGTCTCCGTGGACAAAGCGCGGAGTCAGCTCCACCGGGACTCCGTTGAGCGCGAACAACTCGCGAACAAAAAAGCGGTTGAACGTGTCCTCAATGCTGTCAAGTATTGCACCCAATGACAGTCCGTACATATCCGTCTGGTCCGACGACAACGCCCAACTGCCGCTGCTTCCCGCACTCCCAAGCATCTGAAATTGCGTTGAGAAGTTCATGGCAATCTCACGCTGGTATCGTTGGATTGGCGCGCTGACGTCAATCTGCCGCGTTCCTCCTGACGCCAGCAGGCGAAGCTTGAATTGCGTAGGCTTGCCATCGCGGTCCAGTTCCGCCGGGAACAGCAAGCCCTCATGGTCATTGCGGCGGATTTGCTGGATCATGCGTTCAAAGCCAGCGCGCGCGGCTTTCTTCTCCGCGGGCGCATTGCCCTCCAGGTAGGCCGGCGGGAGTTCGATGACCGGCAACCCGACAAAGTCGCGCTCGATTCCCACGGCTTCCAGTTCCTGGAGCCTCTTGAGGAAGTACCACGCGCGGTATGCGTTCCGTAGGAGTGAACGCCCTTCTGGAGATCCCTTGTTGCTTTCGGTGCGGAACAGGATGCACTTCTCAATCGGAATCAACACACGCTGGTATAGCGGAGCAGCGCACTGGTAGAACCCGCGCAGTTCGTCTCCATCGTACATCCAGTCGTCAAGCGTTTCCTGTGCGCGGATTTCAATGCTGTCCACGCCAACGCGCCCGTCGCCACGCTTCTTGTATGTCTTTTCAAACAGCGACCATCCAAACCAGAGCATGGACAAGACTTCAGACATGAAGTCCTCCCATGTGCCTTTCATATCGTCCAGGCATTCCTCCAGGAACTCTGCCCAGGCTTTTGCCTCGTCTGACCCGTCTGCCGGCTCCGCGTGCCACGGAACCTGGCGCAGGACGTTGTTGGTCAAATTGACAGCAGCGCCGATGGTGGCATCGTTATCGCGCATCTCGCGATAGACACGCACGCCAAGCTGGCCCTGGAGACGCGGGTGCCATTCCTCATAGATGCGCCCGCCATAGCGGACCACGCCAGGAAGCCCGACAGGCTCAAAGATTTCATCAGCAGCCACGGTGCGCCTCCATGTCAAAACGGTCCATCTGGATTCCAGCGGCGCGCAGCATACTCGCGGCTGTCAATGCCGGGTAGTCATCCGCCCAAACCACGCGGGAAATCCCCGACTGTATCAGAAAAGAGGCGCATCGGTCGCATGGGTGCGCGGTGACGTAGAGCGTGGCTCCAGGCACGCGGCCCACGTTTAGGACGGCGTTGACCTCCGCGTGGATAGACCGCTGGCAGGAATCCCGGCCATCCACCTTGGCCAACTTGCATCCAATTTCCGTACAGTGTTTCTCCCCTCGTGGCGCACCATTGTATCCAGTAGAGATAATCCTGTGGTCAAGGACCAGGACCGCTCCAACATGACGACGCGGGCAGCTTGCGCGCTGCGCCACTACGCGGGCCACGTCCATCCATGTCCTATCCCACGACGGTCTGGACACCTAGGCGCACTCCCCGCCATTGGCTGAGAATCGGTCAATGCACTGGACGCACAGTCCATGGCGTCCATGGTTCGTCACCGGCTCATGGCAGACCAGACACCGCGGTTGTTTGCGGATGATGACCTTGACCTCCTTGCCAGGGGGAAGTTGCGTCATCTTGATTTCGTTTCCGTCGTCACTCATCTGCGTACCTCACAAAGACGCTGTCAGGATGCGTCTTCTTTTCCTTGGGTGGCTTCTCGTCTTCTGGTTTCTTCTGCACGCTTGTCGGACAGAAAACAACATTGTCCATGCTGGCCTCATTCTCTGGCATGACGATGACTTTGCCTTCAACAAACTCGCAGACAACCCGCTCGCCAAAATCAACACCAAGCGTGTGCAGCGGAACTCGCGCAAACGGTATACCTTCCCTGGTGCGCTGCACCGCGTAGACACGCTGCTCGCCATTCGCTGCCGGCCTGCGCCCGCGGATGATCGGATATTCAGCCATCATCCAACCATAGAGTTCGATGGCCATATCGCCTGCACCGACGTCGCGCAAGTAGATGCACGCCTTCAGAAGCGAATGCTTGGACGGCTTGATTTCCACGGTGGACAAGATGTTTGGCTTCCTGGCTTGCAGCACCAGGAGCGCCAATTCGCGTGCTGTCTTTGTCCTGCTTGGTTGCTTTGGCATTACAGGCTCCATTGGTTCCCGCCATATCCGATGGTCGGGTCAACGGCAACGGTGGTCTGCGTTCCGCCGTCTGCCAGTGCGTATGCGATTGAGTCAAGTTCGTCAGGTGATTCACCTAGGCGCTTCTTCATCTCGTCCTTTGGCTCCACCTGGATGAGTCCCTTGCGGTTGACTGCCCACCGGATGGACGTGAGTTGTGCCGTGAGCCGGTCATCGAACGGCAACGCCAGTGCGTCAGGCTTGTCCGGGTCCAGGCGTTCGCGGAGATTCCAGAGCCACTCACTGCGCCGGTTGACAAAGCGGTCCTTGTCGCGCGCGGACATGCCGCCGCGCATCTCTATGACCTTGTCACCAAGCTGCTCATGCAGGGTGTCAAAGACGCCGGCACCAAGGCCGTCCGCATCCACGCGCACCTCGCGCACGCCGGGCGCGGTGCGGAGCGTTTCCAGGACGAGCCCCGCGGTTTCCGTAGTGGTGCCCTTGCGGAGTCGGATGAGCGCACGGATGCCTTGGGGGCAGGCCAATGCGGCCACCGTGCTGTCTGGTCCAAGGCGCGCGACGTCCAGGCCCATCACATAGGGGCCGCTCCACCCGCGGGCTTGCGCCATGTCCCAACGCGCCTGGGCCTGCTCTGCCCAGGACAGCGGGACCAGGACGTCGTCAGCCTGCCGCGGGAAGCGCGCCAGGACGCGCGACTCAAACATGGGTGAATGCTCGCCCCACTTTTCAAAGCGGTCCCGCACCCACTCTGCGCTGACCAACGTCGGCCATGGGAGCGGCCCAGTGATCTTTTCCTTCCAGTTGTTGGCCTTGATGTTGTCCATGGTGATGCCAAACTGCTTGAGGTTTGGCGTATCAAACGCAGAGATGGTGAACTTCCTGACGGCGTCACTCTTGAATGCCTTGCCAAAGTCGGACGCTTCCACCGTCGGGTTGCCGATGAGCAGCAACTTGCTGCGGCTCCCGGTGGTGAGTGCTTCAATCCCTGCGAATATCTGCGACGTCACGCCAGCGGCCTCGTCAACAATGACAAGCAGATTCTCACTGTGGAAGCCCTGGAAGCGGTCCTGGTCATAGTCCGGCGCGGTGAATCCCCAGGCGAACCAATCCGGTGCGATTGTCAGTTGCTGCGTGTTTGGCTTGCCTGGAAGCGGAAGACGCGCCTTGGCGTGCAGCCGGCCAACTTCTGACCACAGGATGCCGACCACCTGACGCTGTGTGGGCGCGGTAGTGATGACCTTGCTTGGCCTGTGGTTATACAAGAACCACAGCGCGGCGCACGCAGACATGAATGACTTGCCGATGGCGTGGCAGGACTTGACTGCCACCGTTCGCTCCGTGGCCACAGCGCGGATGACGTCCTGCTGGATGCCGGTGAGTTCAAAGCCCAGGACGTCGCGCACCCAGGCCACCGGGTCGGAGCGGTAGCGGCGGACAAGCTCCAGTGGCGTCACCTGCGTCACGTCGTCATTCCGCCTTGTCGTCTTCTACATCAGTGACGTCTGCCGCTTCTGCCACTTCGCCTTCCTTCTCCAATTTCTCCGCGGCATTCAGCAGGTCAAGCCACCCAAAGCGGGCCTCCACTGGCCCGCCTTCCTTGCCTGTGATTTCCGTCCGTGACGACGGGCCGAAATCTCCAGGCCGCGTGCGCTCCAGCATCCAGGCGTCGGCCTTCCACGCCGGCTCCGCGGTCTTCTCAACCACGGTAGTGGTCTGCGACCCGTCGGGCTGCGTGACCGTCGTCGTGATGCGCTGCGCGTGGTGCCCACCCTTGGCCGCCTGTTGTATCCGCAACACCGACTGCGCCATGCGCTCCGCGTCGGCTTTGTCGTACTGCTCAACGAATTGCGCGTGGACGCTCTTGCGCCCGGCGGTTCTGTCCTGCCGTCCACGGGACAACCACGTTCGCAGTGTGTCAACCGGGACGTGGCAGAAAGACGCAATATCGCGCTGCGGCAGGCCAATGCGGCGCGCGTCACAGAGTAGCTCAATGAGTTTTTCGTTCAGTCCGCACGGCGCTCCGTGCCGGCGGTTGATTGGCACTGGTGCAATTCGCCGCACTGGTTTCTGGCCGTCCATCCGCGTCCTTTTGCCGCATGCTGCGGCGTTTTTCCGCAGTGGCGTATTTTGCCTGCGGCATTTTGCGCTTCTAGTGTACGGTTGATCTCAACGTCAAGTGGCCTCCCAATTAACACTGGTTTGTCATGCAAACTATATCCTTTGGAGATATGACCTCCTAAAATGCGATATAGGGCGCGCTGTTTTCAACCCATGCTCCGGTACGGTTTCCAGCCAATCGTCTATCCTGGGGCATCCTGCGCGCTCCTTGTGGCGCGCGCGCAGGGTTCGCTGGCCATCGCTGTCCGCGTGACGTATGTTGACGTATGTTGACATACGTTACCATATGTTTAACTACCTAATATATAAAGACTTTATCTTTTTTACGTGTAGAAGACTACACGTAAATTTTTCGCGTCGGCTCTGGCTGTCCGGCTGTCCCAACTTTTTTTCGGTTTCGGTTTAGGTTTTCAGCGGGACAGCGGGACAGCCAGAAAATTGCGTCCGTAAGTCACCGTGAAGCCTTGCCTTTTTCGCGTTTCTGGCTGTCCGGGACAGCCAAGGACAGCCAGGGACAGCCAACTTTATCCAATGAAATCATGGCGCACGCGCTTGCGTATGCAACACAGTGGCGACGGGCGGCGTCCATGAAGCACCGATTCTACCGCATATTGGCGCGGAGTCAACAGGAAACTCAGCGTTTCAGCCTGACGAGGATCGTTTCCATCCCGGCTCCACCAGCCGCATTCCTACCGCTCCGCAGCCTCCTGACCTCCAGGTCTCCGTCCTGGGCAAGGCGCGCCAGCGCATGGTCTATTTCGTCCCCACGCAGGGACCGGACGGTCCTGGAAATGTCGCGCTTCCTGACCCAACCATCAGGTCCAGGCCGGGCCTGCGCCGCAGCCTGGAGGACGCGCTTGAGGCCGCGCTCAAAATCGGACTCCGCAGCCCAGGTGCGGAGGCTTTCCGATATGCCCTCAACGCTTGCGCGCACGATATCCACCGCCACCCTGGCGCAGGCGTCAGTGACCACCGGTACCGCCTCCCCTGGCTGGCTGAGAAGCGCCAGGATGGACGCGACCCTGCGCGCATGCTCTGCCGCGCGTCCAAGCAGGGCCGGATGCGCCACGTCATCTCCAGGCGTGCGGCGCGCGGCATCCATTGCGTCCCGGTAGTCAGTCAGGACGTCATTGCCACCAGCGTCACCGACGACGACAGGGACGTGGGTGTACAATGGACGGCCATCGTCTGACGACCCGACGCGCGGGAGCGCCTTGTGCCAGCGTTCATGCGTCTCGCGGATGGCCAGGATTGCAGCCTCAATCTCCTGCGGAATGGCGTCGTGCTCTGGCGTTTCCTGGTGGTGCGGCAGCGTTTTCAGACCTGAGAAAAACAGGTGCCGACCCAGGAATCCGTCGTCGATGGCCATGCTGCCCAGCGCGTCATGCAGCGTGCGTGGCGTGGTGGATCCGAAAAGTCCAAGCGCCGGCACCTGTATAATGCGGTCCTGCCCACCCTGTGCCAGCGACGTTGACGCAACATAGTCACCTATCCCGACGGTGGCCAATTGCAACAGCATGGCGCGCAGGTCGCGCTGGTGCGCGTTGTTTGGAGACATGAGCGCGGACAAGCGCGGGCCATATTCGTCGAGGACAAACAGGACGCCGGTCCCTGCGCTGGTGGCCTGGATGATTCTCGCTACCGTGGACTGCGTGGACGACAGGTCAGACGGGCCAATGACATGCGACCAGTGGTCACGCAGGACGCGCTGCACGCACGCCTGTGGCCTGCCCTTCCCCTCCGCGGTGCGCGCAATGGCGCAGACGTAGAGCGGCGTGGTGATGCGTCCATAGACCAACCTGCGCCCACCAAGGATGCCGCCCATGGCGACCAGGGACGCCAGAGTCAGGCCCGGCTGCGGGTAGTCCGCGCCCGACATGACCCAGGCAGGGAAGCTGCGGCACAGGCCACCCAACGCCATGACGCTATTGAGCCGCGCCCATTGGTCGTCGTCGGTCTCCTGGCGCGGCGCGGTGAGCGGCTTGATGTCTTCGTCATGCGGTTCGTCGGTGCAGACAATCTCCGCGCCCTGGAACGGGTCCGGCTTGGGAGCCGGTCCACGCGGATGCTTGGTTCCGCCAGCGAATGCTGACGCCAGGGTCCGGTGGACCTCTTTTTCTGGCAGGCCAGCGTCCAGGCCAGCCGCGGCAAGGGCAGAGATGGCCTCGCCTTCTTGGATGTGCCCGCCCGCCACAAGCTGCGCCACCTTGAACGCGGCCTCATTGAGCGTGGAATTGCGCGACCCTTCCACCGTGCTGGACACGCGGGCACATTCCTGCGCCAGGGCGCGCGCGCCGTACCCACCTCCGGGCTTGTATTCAGAGATGGTGTGCTGCGCGGTGCGTGGGCGCACGGCGTCAGCAATCCAGGCCGGGAGCGCGGTGATGGGCGCGTCAGGTGTTTCCCAGGAGTAGATGCGTCCGTCCACCTGGGATGGCGGGACGACGATGTAGCCACCGCGCCCGCGGGTGTCAGTGGTGGGCGTGAGTTTTTTGGTGGTGTTGGGCAGGTCTTCCGAGGCGTAGAACAGGTGGTGACTCCCGCCGCGTGGCGTGCGCGACACCCTGGTGGGCGGGAGTGACTGCGGGAGCGTGGAGCCTGGGTCGTCTACGTCCACCACATAGAGTCCATCCCCTGTGGCAATGGCCACGTTGTACTGCGGACCTTCCGCCCACCACGCCTTGATGGTGGGCACGTCGGTGGTGGCGTCCTTGCACCCATGCTGGGTGGCCGGGATCTTTGTGCCCTTGCGGCAGGGGAAGACGCGGAAACCTTCTTCCGCATAGGCAAGAGCCGCGGTGAGTACATCACTCATGGTTTGACTCCGTCGGTGTCAATGTTGTATGCGCGAGCTATGGCTAGGCGCTCCGCGAGTTCACGCGGAAGATTGGCCTCGTACTGCACGATGGCGGCACGCTCAAGCGCGGCGTCTTTCTGGTCCGCGTCCAGGTGCATGAGCAGGTCAGAGATGCGGGACCGCATGATGTTGTCAAGTGTCTGGTCACTCATGGGACGCATCGCTGATCCTCGCGTTTGCTATTGCAACGTACTCTGACTGCAATTCGATCCCGTGCGCGTTGAATCCTTCATTGACGGCAGCGACAAGAGTCGTCCCTGACCCGCAGAATGGGTCAAGAACCAACCCGCCTGGAGGCGTCACCAACTTGCACAGGTAGCGCATGAGGGCGACGGGTTTGACCGTAGGGTGGTGGTTGGGACGCTCTTTGGCTCCGCGGTTGCGCGGGTTGTTTCCACCCGGCGCATCTGTATTTCTACTTTCATCTTGCTGCTTGGTGGGCAGTCCCTCACACCCAGCGTTGCGCTCGGCTTGTGATGCCTTGGCACAGTAGAAAAAGCGGGCGGATCCTTCAGGAAACATCCCCACCACCTCGTCGCTACCGTCATGGATGAGGTTGGCAGGCCAGCGGCCTTTTGTATTATCCCAAATTCCTCCTCCCATACCATGTCCGAAAACTTTATTCGCGCCATTTGGAATGTACTTTGGCCGCTGGCCGCCAATGCCAACGCCAATCCTGCACGCATCAACGTTGAGTCCGCCCACTCCCCACTTGAGGACGTTCTGCGCCACTGTGCCGTCCAGCGGCTTGCGCGCCAGGATGATGGGCTCCCAGGCAGGTTTCAGCGCCGTTCCTGTCCCTCGAACTTCTTGTGCTCTGCGTTCGATGCGAAAAGGCGTAAGTTGCCCAACAAGTTGTTTGCCGGATTGTGGTCGATATGATGGACGACTTCCGTCCGCGAAAGGAATCTCCCAAGGAATTGAGCCATCACCAACCTGTGCTCCATGATGTACCCATCCTTCCGCGCCATTGGCAACCACTCCATGGGACAACGTACATAGCGAACATCTCTGTAATTCCCCTTGGTGCGCTTCCAAGTCACGCCGCCTTTCCACGCCGGATTGCGCGCCCCAGATAACTTCGGATTGGGACCACGTTTCCCGATCCTGGGATGTGCAGTGTTCCGGCAAGCACGGCTGCAGAACTTGCCCGCATTGCGCGCAAGCGTAGACGGGCGTCTGTACATAAATCGCCCGCACAAATCGCATGACACGTTCGCCTTCCGGTATGCTTCTCTTTGCTGATTTGTCACCATGGTGATCATACTCTACCATAACCCCGCAAGCCACGCATGCTTCAAGGTGCAGGGACCAAGCGATATCCAATGACTTGGGAAATCCTTGGCCTTGCACCCACATAAGCGTATCGCGCAACTCCCATCCAGCGTCTTCGATGGCGCTGGCAAGTCGGTGGAAGGTCCGTGTGCCCCCAAACGCCAGAAGATGCGCTCCGGGTTTGGCCACGCGCAGCGCCTCCACCCAGAAGTACGCGCCGGGCACGCCGTGATCCCAGTCCTTGCCCATGAAACCCAAGCCGTAGGGCGGGTCAGTGACGACGGAGTCAATGCTGTTTTCTGCCATGCCACGCATGACGTCCAGGCAATCACCGTGCGTGACTGTTGCCGTTGCATTGGAATGTTGATTGAACAAGTCAACCTGTTTTGACGTTTTCACGCTGCCACCTCCATGACCGAGCGGATTGCGCCGCGCTCCATGTCAGTGGCCACACGCGGATACGGTTTGCTGCCCACCAAACGCATCACGCGGAAGGTGTCCCCGGTGCGCCCGCCTGTCGGCTTGCATCCGGTGACGACGACAATTGCTCCGCTACGGAATGCGGCCATGTCTTCGTCAGAGATTCCAGCAATGCGCGCTGTGCTGCCGGCTGGAAAGTACTGGACGTGTCCTGTTTTTGAAACATGCACTCTCATGCGTCACCTCAAAAAGGAATATCAGCGTCTTCTGGCGCCGACATGGTTTGTGGTTGCTGTGGCTCAGGTGTCATTGTCGCTGGAATGAATCCTTCTCCAAACTCCACGCGCTTGACGCGCGTGTATTTTCCGTCACGCGCAGTGGTGACGTGCGTTATCTGTCTCATGCGCCCGGCTTTGAAGTAGTAGACGCCAAGGTCAACCGTTTCCGGGCACGGCGTATCAGGGAAAAACACGGACCACCACTTGACTGCCTTCTGCCGGGCGTAGCCGTCGTGCTCCAGGCAGACGTAGTCCGACGTGATGAGCAGGTGCGTGGGTGAAAAGTACGTCACGCGCATCGTCGTCAGACCGCTGCTCTTGCTGACGTGCGCGCGCACCGCGACGTGGCCGACCTCATGCACGGTGTCTGCTGGACGCTCACCAAGCGGGTCCAATTTTGATGCGCTGGCGTTCGCCGTTTTCTCAGGTGGTGGAAACTCGTAGTCGCAATGCACGCAACGCAACGCACCAGCGGGGACAAACGCATTGCACTGCGGGCACATCTTGGTCGGCGCGGCTCCATCCATGCGGCGCGTGCGCGCAGGTGGCGTGACGTCAGTGATGGGTCCGTGCCTCGCGATGTTTCCGCCGTAGTCAAGAAAGAGGCAGTCGGTCTTTCCTGGAGCGCGACGCATTCCGCGCCCGGCCATTTGCACATACAGGCCGGGAGACTTGGTGGGCCTCACCAGGGCCAGCACGTCGGTTACGGGCGCATCAAATCCCGTTGTATTGCCTGTCACTAATACTGTTCCGTTCCTGCGAGTTATGATGTTCCCGGTTGAACTAGTAACACACCATACCCTTTCTTGCTTGAAATTATCCTCAACAACAAATCTTGCCTTGCTTATTGTTTGCTGCGCCTGCTTTGTTAGTGACAACACATACAGTTGTGCGTGGTGCTTGTTCTTTGGTGCGCTGGCTGGTCGGATGCGGGCACGATACCCACGGCAGACGGCAACCGCCTGTATCGACGACAGAAGCCTATGGCTTGTGTTGCTTATCGATAATGTTTTTGGTGTCATGTCTCCTTGCCCATGAAACCCATCCGCCATCCATAACGCGTGGACAAACGCGTCAAACTGACTATTATTAAAGCCGCTCCATAGTTTAGTCCCGTGCTTCTCTAGGTATGGAGTCAGTTTGAATATGCCTGACTTCTCTTGAGGCCCTGAGCCAGTGCCAAGCGAGAAGCACCACCTGACGTCCCCATTCAGTCTTTCCGGGGATTCATGCCTGCTATAGTGGATACCAGTCCTGCTGATGACTCCGTCAAACCACTCTATGATTTTTGGATACACCATGGACTGTGTTGCCGAGTATCTTGACTTTTTTGATACTGTCCCATCTCCAACCCAGAAGCCGATCAAACTGCATTCATCTATTGAAAGCTCTTTTGGATTGAGAAACCTCAACGCAAGTTTCCTGTCCAGTCTAGACATTGCCTCGCGCTTGGCCTCGTCAGCATCCATCCCGTTAGTTCTTAGGACATATGAGCGCGCCCTAATAAGTGCGTTGTATTTCTTTTGGCTGATTGAGTTTGGTTGTTGTGGCGTCACATCTAGCGGGGCGCAGATCCCAGAAACAGGAACTTTGCAGCAACGCCCAACAAGCGACAATGCTGGAGCAATAGAGAACTTTCCATTCCCTGTCCTGTATAGCATGCGATGATTTGAGGTGACTCGCGCGTGCAGTTTTTTGCTTGTCAAAGAAACCATCTTCTCATTTTCTATCCTGTCTCGCCTTACTAGTAGTTTTGGACGATCAAAAAAAATGTTCCCGTTATCCCAGTTGGCAACACTGTGCTCCATGGTCATGTCGTTAATGCCAACCCACCCATCACTGGTGAGGATTTCCGTTGCCTCATCCAGGCACAGTACATCCATGCTTGTTATGCATTGCAACTCACGCGCTTTGAACGCAGTCAAAATGCGGTCCCGGTCAGGCGTTCCTCCGACGACCGTGCGCGCGTTGATGCCGCGCATGCGTAGCGCCTGCTCCAGGTGCGTGGCGTGCGCCACGCTGACGCCAAACACCAGCGCGCTGGTCCTCCCGCCGGCCAGGATGGCGTCTGCCACGTCGCTAGCCACGGCGTCGTTGACGGCGTCCAGGTCAGCGGCCATCTCCAGGTCAGCCAGCGCCCACTCACCAGCGATGGTCCTGGCCTGTGACGTATCCACCTGCACCAGGGCGCGGGTGGGCGGGACCAGCGGTGACAGGTAGCCTTCGCTGATCAGGCCGCGAATGCTGGTCTTGTACGCAATACAATCAAACAGCGCACCGTCACCGTCGGTGAGCATGCCCTGGCCTACGCGGTATGGCGTGGCGGTGAAACCGACTAGGCGCAGGTCTGGGTTGATTGCGCGCAGGTCCGCCAGGAGCCGCGCATAGGTGGTGGATTCATCGGTGTTGATGAGATGCGCCTCGTCAACAATGACGACGTCAACGCGACCAAGCGCATCTGCCTTTCGCCACACCGACTGAACGCCAGCCACGGTGACCTGCCGCACCTGGCGCGACCCCAGGCCGGCGGACCAGATACCTACTGGCGCATCAGGCCATAGGGCGCGGATTGCGTTGGCGTCCTGGGCTAGCAGCTCCTTGCGGTGCGCCAGCACCAGGACGCGCGCGCCGTAATCCTGTGCTATCCTCCGAGTGACCGATGCCATTGTCAGGCTCTTGCCCGACCCGGTAGGCATCTCCACCAGCGGTGACCCTGGACCGCCGCGCGCCCAGTAGGCGAAAACAGATTCAACGGCGTCGTGCTGGTATGGGCGCAACTGCGTGGTTGTTGTCATGTGGCGCGCAGCACTAGTCCAGCGGAGCGGATCAGGCAAGCCAAAATGTACTTGACAGGCGCATTCCTGCCGCGTATAGTGGCGCGCACCCTGGACGACCAGGGACAACAACCGGAGACAACATGGAAATCAAATCACTACAACAGGCGGTCAGTACGCAGGGCGTCAAACTCTGTGTCTACGGATTTGCCGGAGCGGGGAAAACGCTCCTGATTGCAACGCTCCCTGGCCGCGGATTGGTGGCCAGTGCGGAGGCTGGCCTCCTGTCCCTCGCCGGCCAGGAGATGGCCGGCGAGGTGGCGGTGGCCGATGTCACGTCCATGGATGACCTCCGCGACGTCTACCGCCTGCTCCAGGCCACCGACCACGGATATTCCTGGGTGGCCCTGGACAGCATCAGCGAAATTGCCGAGGTGGTCCTGGCCTCCGAAAAGCGGAAGACTAAGGATCCCAGGCAGGCGTACGGAGCGCTCATCGACGAGATGGGCAGCATCATGCGCGCCTTCCGCGACCTGCCCGGCCTGGATGTGTATTTCTCAGCAAAAGCTGAGCGCGTGAAGGACGACGAATCCGGGCGCGTGCAGGTCCAACTGATGCTACCCGGCGCCAAACTCGCGCAGGCCATCCCATATCTATTTGACGAGGTGTTCCACCTGGTAGTGCTGGAGGACAAGGCCACTGGCGAGGTGACCCGCTGGCTCCAGACGCGCCGCGACGCAAGGTCGGACTGCAAGGACCGCAGCGGTAGGCTCGACCCATTTGAGCCTGCTGACCTTGGAGTTGTCATCGCAAAGATTAAGAACCGTCCTGCGCAATGACGCGCAGGATTTGCAACAGCAACAACCAAACCACGGAGAAAAAACATGACTACATGGAACGCAGACGATGGCGGCAGCACTGAGGTGGATTTTGACACGGCAGCGGTGCCTCCACGGGAGACAATCGAGGCCATTCCAGACGGAGACTACCACTGCCTGATTGAGAAGGTTGCAATCAAGCCCACAAAGGACGGCGATGGGAAACGCGCTGAGGTGCGCCTGAGGGTGGTGGATGGACCGTGCGCGAAACGCGTTGTCTTTGACGGAATCAATATCGTCAACCGCTCAGAGAAAGCCCAAATGATTGGTCGGCAGCAGCTTGCCGAGCTGCTGGAGGCCGCGGGAAAGAAGGGTGAACGCGATTTGGCCACGCTGGTGCAATGCGAGGTTGTGGCCAAAGTCCGCACGCAGCCAGCTCAGGACGGCTACGAGGCGCGCAATGTTGTCCGCGCCTACAAGCCTGTGGGTGGCGCTGTCCAGGTTGCGCCGGTCCAGGCGCAGGAAAAGAAGCAACCAGCATTCATGCAGTCCAACACCAACAAGGGCGCGGCCAAAGGCCCGACGCTCCAACGCTGAAAAGGAGAAACCATGGCACCCAGGAAGAAGGCGGACAGCATCTATCAGAATGAAGACGGTAGCGCAGAGCCGACGGTCAAGACGCGGCGTCAGCGCAAGCCGCTGGAGGACCGGCTTAAGCGCATCAGTAATGAAAAACTGTTGACGCGCCACGCTGACCTCCAGGCCGCGCTTGACGCGGTGAAGGCGGAAGCCAAGCGCAGGATTGAGGACGCAGGCGGCGCGCTCCGCGAAATCGCAGGATAACCAAACAACGCTTGGGGTCAGCGCGAAAAGCCCCACTAGGCCATGACAAAAATCACCATCCACGGAGTTCCGCGCAGCAAGAAAAACAGCCAACGGCTGATCCTTGCCGGTGGCCGTCCGCGCATCATTCAATCCAGGCAATGGCTGGAATACGCCAAGAGCGCGGTCCTGGTTCCTGATGACGTTCGCCTTCCTGATGGCCACTACAACGTGGCAGCGCTGGTCTACCGAGAGGCCAACCGCGGTGACCTACTAAATTATCTGGCTGGCGTGAGCGACCTCCTGGAGGCGCGTGGAGTGGTGCGGAATGACGTGCAGTTCGTTTCCTGGGACGGATCGCGCGCGCTTAAAGACGCGACGAATCCAAGAGTAGAAGTCACCATCACGGAGGTAGAACAATGACTGCGGTGCTTGCCGTTGGAGAGAAGGTCGGGTTGTTTTCTATTTGGCGCGGGCACGGTCCCGCATGCCAGCACTGCGGACAGGAGGAAATCACCTGGAGTTATCAGGTCAGGACAGACACACAGCAATTGCTCTGCAATTGCTCGCGCTGCCTGACTGAGACGGCCATCCCGTTGTGGAAGCGCACACCACATACCGTGGCTGACTGCGCTGCCATCCACCAACAACACTGCTCTGGAGGTTTCTGATGCTCACCGGATCGCAGCTTGCTCGCGCAAGCGCATGCACATTCTCTGAGACTCTGCCGCACGTCGGGAGCACATCTCCTGCCGCAGAACGCGGCAGCGCCGTCCACCGCTTCCTGGAAGTGTACGCCATCGGGCGCAACGCCGGTCGGGACCATGACGCCGCGCGCGCAGCGGCTCTGGCTGGCGTGCCGGAAGAGCACGCCGCGCTGTGTGAGTCGATCCGCATCGGTGACATGGGCCTGGAGTTCCCGCTCTTCTGCGAGATTGCGGTGGCCTATGACTGCGCCACCGGAGCGGTGCGTGAACTTGGGGTTGGCAATCGAAAATACGACGTGGAGCCGTCGGAGATTCCGGCCACTCTGGACGTTGTCATGGTTCGCGATGGGTATGTGGTGGTGGCTGACTATAAGACCGGCTCCGCAACTCGTGCACGGGACAATCTACAGATTCAATTTGGCTGCATGGTCATGGCCAAACTGCATGGATTCGCGCGGGCCGCTGGCGTCATCCTGGGCATTGACGTGAACACCGGGCGTGTCACGCCTGACGCCTGTGATTTCAACGCGGACGACCTGCGGGATATTGAGATGCGCATCTGCGAACTGTATCAGCAGGTGCGCCGCGCCAAGGTGCGCGGAGGCACCCCAAACGAGGGCGCGCATTGCCGCTACTGTCCAGGGTGGACGGCGTGCCCGGCCAAGCGCGTGGCCCTGGCGCAATTCGGTGACGCGCGTGAAATCGAAATCAACCGCGACAACGCGGTCGCCGTGTACAAGCGGATGCGTGACGTGGAGCGGCAGTTGCGCCACGTCAAGGGAGCGCTTGCGGAATATGCAGAGCGGGAAGGGCCGATGGAAATTGATGACCGCACACGGTACGGCGTGCATCAGGTGGAGCGCGACGAGATTGACGCGCGCGTGGCGTATCAGGGGGTGGAGAAGGTGGCCGGCCAGGACGCCGCTATCATCG